GCACCGCAGGGGTGCCCGCAGGAGCCCGCCACGGCCCGACTGTGGCGTCCACCCGGGCGATCATGCCGATGACAGAGCCCGAGGGAGGCACGGTGATCGTGGCCCCGGCCCTCGACGGGTCCGGCACCGTGATCCAGGGGCCGTACAACGCCGTGTAGGAGTCGGCGGCGCCCAGTTGCCCCGCCAGGGCGATGATGTCGGCCTTGTAGTCGCCACCCGTCGCCAGAGCCAGGGGCTTGCCGTCCCACACCACGAAGCAGTTGTTGCGGCCGTTGGCGTTGAGCGCCGCCGCTGCTGCTCCCGGTGCCGGGATGATCGTGACACCCGCCGCCGTCACGAAGGGCTGGAAGCCGACGATGAGCGGGCTGTCGATGACCCGCATGGCGTCGATGACAGCCTGAGTGGTCAGGTCACCGGCAGCCGGGGTGCCGGGGTCCACGCCTGCTGCCAACTGGTAGGACCCAGCCGCAGGATCGACGTTGGTTCCCATCACCACGTTGATGTAGCGGGACCCGGCCAGCGGATCATTGATCGCCGCCAGCACCGGACGGGTACCAGGGACGCCGGTCATCGAGAGGTTGGAGAACGTCTCCAACAGGGTGCTGTCAGAGAACCGGCTCACCGTCAACGAGAAGATCAGCTTCGGTGGCGTGGATGCGTCGAGCGTCTGCTGCGCTACCCGCACCACGAGATCGTTGCCCCACTTGCCAGCACCGTCAGCATTGCACGTGAACGAGCTTCCGGCAGTCGGCGTAGTCACATCCGCGACCGCCTTGGTGGCGACCACACCACGCGCATTGGTGGCCGCGGGACACACCCGCACGATCCAGCACTGGCGCCCACCGTTCTGGTAATAGTTGTAGACGGCGTGCGGGAGGTACGACATCAGGGTGCTGTCCACACCCGGGGCGGTGCCGTCGTGCACGGTGATGGTGTCGAAACCACCGAACTGCTGCACGTAGTCCGACCACGATGCGATGGGCGTGGCAACGAGAAGCGGCCCCTTGGCGGCAACGCCAGCGAAGACGCCGACCGCCGTGGCACTTCCGGCTTGGGTTGGTTGGTTCTGTAGCTGCTCTACCAGGTAAACGCCTGGGCGTCGAGTGTCACTCACGAGATGTCTCCTGTGTTAGGTGTGTTACGTCAGGTTGAGTCATCAAGTGGTCCGTGCCTTCAGGCGGGCTCATCGTTCAGCAATGCTCTCCCACCACTCTGTGGGAGGGTGTGTCGTAGTGGACGGCGGCGTGTTAGCAGAGCCGGTCACCCACATGCCGGAAACAGTCTCCTGCATCCGGTACAAGAGCTTCTGGATGTAGGGCTGAAGCTCAAGATCTTCGAGGCGGTCCTGCGGAATGTCGGTCTGGATGGACAGGGTGATGATCTTGCGGAAGATGCGCCGGGAAGCGCCCTCCTGCGTAGCAACATCAGCCTGCGCCCAGTCCAAGAACTCCAGGCGCCGGTACACCTGATCAGCGGGCACCAGGAGCCACTTGGGCCGTGGCCCGATGACGTCTCGGATCATGCGCGCCGTCAGCATGCGATCGTGCACCGCATTGTTGGTCCACAGACCCACCTGGTAGTAGAGCCGGTAGGTGATGTAGTGGGCGCGACGGAAGAACAGGCCCGGGTACTGGTCCGCATCGATGCTGGGTGACGTCGAAGGGTCGTAGAGCCCCATCCTGACGAACGACCCCTCGTCCTCGATCTGCTCCGAGTCGGGGAACAGGTCGTACTCGCTGGTGTGCAGATCGTAGGCAGGCTCCACGCCGATCAGGTCGATCGTGGCGAAGGGGTAGGTGGTGGCATGGGCGGCGTCGGGGTAGCGGTACCAGACCCGGATGGTGTCATCGACACCCGTGCTCTTGGGGAGCTTGATCGCCCCCTCCAGGTAGGCCTTGAGCGCTTCCTCCTCGGCCAGGATGAACCCCAGGTGCTCGGGATACTCCGGGGGTGGCTGCGGAGGCTGACGAGGCCTCGTGCGGGGTGTCTGCGGCGCCATCAGTAGCCGTGCCTCTGGAAGGCCTCACGCATGGACCAGCCCATGTCCACCACCGCCGACTGGAGCCCCATGCGGATCAGCGGCGCCGGAGGGTGGTCCTTGGTGCCGTACTCAGCCTCGAAGGCCTGCTGGCGCAGAGCCTCGTCCCGCACGCCGAACTGGATGTTGCCCTTGGGGTCGGCCCACATGTCGATGGCGCTGGCCATGGTCGCCCAGCGGGGATGCGCCGCCGCTGCGTCTCGCATCCTGTCTCGCTGGGCATTGGCCGCACCCCACGTGACTTCCTCGACCAAGTCCTCCGCGTCCTGGAGAACGGCTTCGATGACGGCCACGATGTCATCGCCACCTGACACGGCCTCAGCCATGTGGTGTCCTCCTGGTCTAGGCAACTGGGTCGGGGCCAGCATGGCGATCCGACGCCAGCACCGTACCAGGCTGCTGACTCAGCGGTTGAGTTACGCAGGCGCCGGGAAGATCGGCGGCGGGAAGTCCCAGATGTACTCGTCCTCGGGGTAGGTCTCCGTGCACGTGATGCCCGCGATGGTGTCCTCCCGGATGCGGCCCCGGATCTGGAAGTTGTTCACCTCGAAGTAGCGCCCGTCGTAGTACACGATGTCGTTGAGCCGGTCATCGAACCACTTGGCGCCGATGAGCCCCCGGTCCCAGATCCGGTGGCCGTGCGCCTCCTGGAGCCCGATGCCTACCTCGGTGATGGCACGAGCCCACACGGAGAAGCGCAAGGTGACGACGTTGCGGCGTCCCTCGGGGAGGTACTGCTCCGGCGCCTCGCCCTGGTCGATCCACAACGTGGGGACGTTGATGCCCCGCTTGTAGACGCGCCCGCCCTCGTCGTACACATGGTCGTACTGAGATGAGTCAGCATCGAACTCGAACCAGATGACGTTCTCACCGATCTTGTTGTGGTAGCGCGCCATCTCCCGCTGGATGTGGTTCGACTCACGACGGCTATCCAGAGCCATGGAAGCTCTCCCCTCGGCTCTTGAGCTTGCCGAACTCCTTGATCTCGTTGGCCACGAGCGGGAGGATCTGCTGCTCGTGCACCTTCTCGTTGAGGGGTTCGGCCTTCACACGAGCCTCGCCGCGCTGCTCAGGTTGCTCGCCACCCGTCTTCTTGCGCCAGGCGTTCCCCATGTCCGTCAGTTCCTCGGAGTGGGGTGGTGAGCCCGCCGCCTCGTGCATGCGTCCGGCGATGCCCTTGCCCCGAAACTCCTTCTTCACGAAGATCGTGCCGATCTTGCCCGAGGGCTGGATGTCCATGAACCCGGCTGGGCGGCGGCGCTGGGTCCCCGTGAACGCCGCCGCCTCGGTGCCGAAGTCGGTCCCCATGGTGTAGATGTGGAACGTCGAACCAGGCATGTCCTCGGCTCGGAACTGCGGCTGGCCTGCGGACTCCATCAGCCGCTCTGACCGAAGGAGGTCCAACCGCCGTAGGCCAGGCTGGGCGGCTCGGGCATCGACACGACTGTGGCGTCATCTGATTCGAGCGTGCCGTCCGGGATGGGCAGCAGGATGCGCTGCGGCAGCCGGGGATCATCCACCTCACGCTCCCGGATGAGTGGTACCAGACGGTTGGTCAGGTAGGCCACCCGGCGCAGCGTGAACTGCTCGAACTTGCCGAGGCCCACACCGATCAGGGCTGCCTCGTCCTTGTACTGCTGCGTCCAGAATCCAGCCATCTCCCACATCTGCTGGAAGCGCTGATGGGCCGGGATCATCATGCCCTCGGGTGTTGACACATCAATGTCGGTGGCGAACTCAGCCAGGAGTGACCACATGGCCATGCTCACCGCTCCCGTGGCGATGACGTCACACTCGACGGCCGAGTAGTCCGCAACGTCCACCTCACGGTCGTAGCCGTGCTGGTTACTGACCACGCCCGACGCGTACAGCAGGTCGTCGGGCATGAACCACTCGTAGTAGTACCCCGAGATGCCGATACCGTCAGTGAAGGTGCTCGGGTCCTTGAGCTTGATGAGTCCGTTGCGCCCGTCGATGGTGTAGGCGACACCGCCTGTGTTGTCCACCACCGTGCCGTCGCTCTGCCACACCTGCACTGACGCCGGGTCCACGTTGGGGTGCGGACACCGGATGGTGTAGATGGGCGTGGCCGTGTAGGGCACCTCGAAGTACTGCGGGAAGTCACGCAGCTTCATGCGAGCCTTGGCCGCGATCTCAGCCGGTGTACACATGCTCGACGTCCTTCCGTTCTCGGGCTTCCTGGAACGCCTGGCGAATCATATCCACCACAGCGTCCTCGTCGCTGGGATCGAGAATCACCGACAGGAGCACCGGGCCGTAGAGAACTGTCAGCTTCATGCCCCCTGTCTCTGTTGTCTCAGCATGAATCTGCATGGGGTGCTCCTTCATGGGTTCAGCGCTTGCCATCGGTTCCCGTCCCAGATCTTGGTATCTGTCTCCCATCGCGTGCCGTTCCACACTTCGATCGGTGGTGCACCCACCTCCTGCATTTCCCAGGTTCCATTTCTGAACACGAAGACGCCTCCCGCGAACGTGACGATCGAGAGCGTGCCACCCTGAGCGGTACTGATCCCCACTGAAGCGCCAGCAAGTGCCACCGCTCGTACCAGAATCCCGCTGACGGTACTGGTGCCATCAGAGCGCCCCGCCATCTGCACGGTCCCATACATGGCCCCGGTGACCGTTGACGAACCATCTGAACGTCCTGCCAGAGCCAGAGCCCGCACAAGGTTCCCTGAAGCAGTACCCGCGCCATCGGACTGGCCTGCCAGAGGCCGCAGCACAGACAGGGAACCAGTAGCACCGCCTACACCACCACTGGTACCAGATAGGAACTTGGCGCCCTGCGTCATGTCCCCTAGCGCCTGACTGGTGCCATCGCTCCGTCCGGCCAGGGCACGAGCGACAGGCATCCCCGAAGCTAGACCAGTGCTGGTACCGTCACTTTGAGCGCCCAAAGCCCGCTGGACGGGCATTCCGGTGGCTGAGCCGGTGCTGGAGCCGTCGCTCTGGCCTGCCAGTGCCCGCTGGACGTCCAAACGGGAGGCGGAAGCTGCTCCCACACCTGCCGAGGTCCCTGCGAGCGCCAGAGCGGTCCCCAGAGCGCTCGTGGTACCGCCTACACCGGCCGAAGTACCAGCGAGGCCTCGGGCCACGTTGGTAGTGGGCGCCGTAGCACTACCAACTCCATCAGACTGGCCAGCGAGGGCGTAGGCCACGTTCATCGCGCCGGAAGCGCCACTCGTACCATCAGACCGGCCCGCCAGTTGTACGACACCGCCAGCCAGCGTCCCTGCTGCTGCCGTGGACACCCCATCAGATCGCCCAGCCAGCGCACGAGCCACCGCCATGGTCGGTGTCGTGATGCTCCCGACTCCCGCAGACGAGCCCGCCATAGCAACCGCAGCGTTCAGCAGGCCCGATGCCGCACTCGTACCGTCTGATTGTCCAGCGAGAGCTACCGGACCACCGACGTGCCCAGCGATCCACTTGGCGTTGAGGTAGTTGAGGAGATTGGTCTGGTCGGTCGAGGTGAGCGCCGTGTTGTAGACGATCACGTCGCCGTACTGGCCGGTGAACGGCGACCCCCACGACGGCGGCTCGTTGCCGATAGTGATGTCCTGCACGGTGAAGTTGCCGTTGGAGTCGGTCGGGTTCAACGTGGATGGGACCCCATCCACGAACACCTGAATAGTTGAACCGTTACATACCGTCATGGCGACATGCCAAGCATTGATGGGCAGGTCGAATCCACTCTTGACGCCGTTGCGACTACACGACGGGAACGTGATCCCCAGGCCTGCGTCAGCCTCCTTGGAGAACAGCGCCATGTTCCCAGACCGGTTCCAGTCGCTGTCAGTTGTGACGCCCGCGCTCAGGGCTCGGATGTACTGCGGGTCGGCGGTGCGGTTGAACACGATGACAGCGGTGAGCGTCGGTCCAGCGACGATGTTGGTACTACCGTCGTACACCAGACGCTCAGTGGTGTTACCACCCAAGGCCAGAGTGGAATGGCCGTTCTGGTTGGCCCCGACTGTGATCGTGCCACTGTCAGGGAACGCGACCATGGTGTGCCCAGCGCCGGACTTGTCAGTGATCGACGTGACGTTGCTACCGGAGGTGACGAGCGAGTCGGACGGGTCCCACCAGCCAATGCACCCAGCGATCTGTGTGGGGTCGAAGACAGAAGCAGCCTTGATCTCCAGACCACTCGCCATGTAGTTGGAGGCGGTATCCAGCCCGGTCCACGTGAAGGTGGACGAGCCACCCCCGTTGATGTAGGCGGTACGTGCCTCGACACCCCATGCTGGGTGCACTTCGTTGAGGCCGGTGAACCCAGTCGGCAGCGTCGAGACGACCACCGAGTTGTCGGCGTGGATCACCGAGAAAACGAGCGACGAGGCTGCCGGTGCCGCGCCGAGCGTGCAGACGAAGGTTGTGGGACCGGCAGATTGGCGAGCCGTCGTTCCGCTCGTTGCTCCGATCGGTGAGGACGCTTGGCCGTTGACCTCGGTGACGTCAGCCCAGAGGAAGCCGTCCGTAGTGGTGGTGATGGTCCCACCATCAGCCGTAACGGCAAAGTGAACGGTGCCCGACCCGGGCGCAGAACCCATGGGACAAGTCCAGATCTCGACCTGCTCCATGTATTGACCGTTGGTGGTGACCGGAGCACGGGTACAGGTGGCCTGTTTGGTCCACGTCCCCTTGCCTGTCGTTCCGAACGTGTCGGACATGGCCACCGTGAGGCCCGAACCGCCGATGCCGTCATAGCGAGCATTTGCTATCAGTTTCACGACGAGGATCGAGCCAGCCGCAGGTGTGAACGCCGTTGACGTAGCCGCCATCGTGATGGTGCCGCCACTCGGTCCGGCCTGGAACGTCCCGCGATCCGTGGGTGTGAGAGCACTGACAACAGACGCAGGAGGCAGACCAGAGTTGACGGTCCGCGACGGGAGGCCAGCCCCCAAGGTGAACTCTAGATTCTCCAACCCATATGTCGTGGCCTCTGTGGCCACACCACTGAAGACTTGCGAACCCAGTGGCAGGGCGTTACCCGGAGTGGTGGCGTATCCGGGCATAGGTTACTCGTCGTAGACGAAGTACCCCGAGAACGTCGAAGTCGAAGCGCCAATGTTCCACACCACCAACTCAGCCGGACCGGAGGGCACGATTAACCCGGTCGGGAACGACCAGATGATGCCCGCACCGATAGTGGCCGGTATGCCGAAGCGTCTGAAGTAGTTGGCGGGCACGGTGGGTTTGGTGGACGCCGCCACCTGGCCGGTGCACGAGGCCGCACCAGACGACGTGTCTTCCGCTTGTGGTGTCAGCGTGGTCGGCGTGAGCGAGATAGCAGCAGGACGACCAAGGCCAACGTCCGTGGCGGCGGCGGTACCACCTGACATGTACACACCGATTTCCCAGATACGCATGTCCTTGGCTGCCGTCGTACGCATCCAGGCCAGCGCTGAGTTCGAGACACCGACGACGTTCCAAGCAAGTCCGAAGCGAGACATCAGGGCACCACCTCGTAGATAGCGTTGAACTCGGCGTCGGTGTAGGTGACCATCAGGTCGTTCTCGTTGCATACGACCCAGTTGTCGATCGGCACAGTCAGATCGCCCGAGGTCTGAACGCCATCGAGAGTCTGGACACCGATGATGAACTCGGTGTGGTCGCTGTCGGAGGCGAAGGACCAACGCACGTCGATGGGGACGGTGGCCGTCGCCATCCAGGTGTTCATCTCATCAGCGTTCGTGCCAGTCCATTGCAGAGCCTCGACCACGATCGGCTTCCGGCTGTACTGCGCCATCAGTCCTCGGTCAGAACAAGCTGCCCCGCGGCGAAGCTCGGCGTGTCACCGTTGAGCACCGGCTTGGGGGTGGTCAACGTGCCCCACATGAGTTGGGTACCACCTGGCACCGTCGTAGCGAAGGCCACAATGGTGCCCCAGTCAGCAGTGGCCTGGGCGAAGGTGATGACGGCATTGTTGGACACCGACCCCGCCGCAGGTGTCCCCCACTTGCCCTTGGAGTCCACCGGTACGTAGCTACCGCCTGTGACCTCAGTGCCCGTGGTCGAGTCGGTGGGTGCAACGGTGAACAGCTTGACCGGCACCGTGGCGAGCGCGGTCGTGGTGACGAGGGTGGTCGCCTGGCCAGTAGCCATCTTGAGGACATCGATTTCCCAGGCGTCGGACTTGGAACCTGCCATGACTCACTCCTAAGGCTTGACCCAGATCATCCCCACAGTGGGGGCGACGGGTTCGGTTGCTGACACAACAACACCGCCAGCCGGACCAGGAGGACCAGCCGGACCTTCGGGACCGACAGGACCCGTCTCACCTTCGATGACGGGGGAGACGATGACCGGCGCTCCTGCGCCCCCAGGAACGATCACCTGCGGCGCACTGGTGCCCTGCACGTTGATGCGGACGGGGCTAGGCATAGGGGATCACGTGCCAGTTGCTCGGCGGGTAGAGATCCGGCTGCGTCACCTGCGTGTCCACCGTGGCCTTGCCCGTCAGCCAGGTACGGGTGGTCCACGCGTCCACCAGGAGCGGGTCCTCCCACTGCTTGGTCTGGAGATCCCAGAGGTAGTGCCCGGGCCAGATCGTGCCCCCAGTGAGCGTGACCATGGTCCCCGGCCCCAGGTTGCTGAAGTCGTCCAGGAACTCGGTAGTGATGGTGAAGGTCATCACGTACCGGTACCCGGGCCACGTGGGTGGCCACCAGTAACCGTAGTAGTACCAACCCTCGGCGCGCACCTGAGACGTCCACTGGGTCATCACCCAGGTGAGCCCGAGAGTGTCGGTGGGCTTCACATCGGTCCAGCAGACGCCGTCGAAGTAGAACTGGAACTCAGCGGTGTCCCCGGCTACCCAGTGCAGGTCGTACTCATCCGGGGTCTGGCTGGTCGAGCCAGTGCTGGCAGCGTTTGTACCTGTTCCCGAACCATTACTACCACTGACACTGACACCGGGCAGGAACGTGCTCGGGGGCACAAAGTCAGTGGCGTAGGGGCTGATCTCAGGACCCTCTCCCCAGATCTGCACGCTCTGGCTGATCGGGGAGGGCGTGTCATTGAAGGTCTGCTGCTGGCTCGGCACAGGTCACCTCACGTCTTGATGTACAGGTACATGCCCATGAAGGGAGGACGGATGTCGATCGGAACTCCTCCTCCCACCGTGTTCTCGGTGATGGGGTGCGAGTGGGGTGCACCACCGCTGTCGATGGTGACGGGGTGCGTGTGCGTAGCAGCAGGCGTGAGAACGTGATCGTGCTGTGAAGACGTCGGCATGAGTGAGATGTTGGTGACACCCTGACCGAGGATGTTGAGGTTCGCGCCAGTGCTCGGCGGCATGGTGATGTCCTGGTTACCCAGAGCGAACCCCTCGACACCTGTTCCTTGTGGCACCTTCGTGAGGTACGCAGTGTTGGGCGCTGTCGTCGGATGCGTGTGCCCCAGGTCCCTGACATCATGCACGTGCTGGCCGTCCGTCTGGGTGGAGTGCCCGTGGGCTCCTGCGGGCGCCGTCGAGGCCGTATGGATGTGGGCGCCACCGGCATCGGTCGTGGGGCTCGCCAGGTGGTGGTGCGGAGGCATGTTGTCCACGGTCAACGTCACCTGGCTCGACGCGTTGCCGTCCTTCACCCCCGGCGTACCCCAACCGAAGAAGCAGTTGGTAGCGTTCGGTAGCACCATGTTGACCCCGGAACGCCACGACGGGAACATGTTCCAGAGCCCACCCGCCGCCGCCTGGGTGACCGTCTGGCCGTTCATGAGCAGCCAGCCCACGGGAGGCGTGGGCATCATGCCGGTCATCGTCATGCCGGTGGGGATGACGTTCGTGGACAACTGGGTCCACGCCCCCGCCTGGAAGACCCACACGGTACCAGTGGTGGTGTTCTTGTAGAGGTCTCCTGGTGACTCACTACCGGTAGGAGTGGGGTCGTAGAATCCATGACCGAAGTTGTGGGCGGTGATGTCCCCGCCGATGGTGACATTCCCCGTCGCGGTGAGGACGCTCACCAGGAGGTTGGCGACGTCGAGCGTGCTGGTCAGCTTGAGCTTGCCCGCCGCCGTGCGCTCCAGCGCAGTGTCGTTGAGCCACTGCATCTTGCCGTAGGGATCGATCGAGAAGAGATTCCGAAGCGCCTGCCCAGCCGTGGGGTCCTGGTTACTCAACAGCATCCCGCCGTTGAGGATGGCCGTGGCGAAGCGCTGCGGGATCATGATGCGCTTGTCGGTCACCTGCGCCTGCCCGGGCGGTGTGGACCCAGGCAGGATCAGGATCGAGGCGAAGATGCACACGGTGCCGTCGTAGTACGGGAAGACCGGGTTCGGGCTCGGGGTGCCACCGATGATGATGACGCCACCGGCCGAGTTACCAGCGATCAGGTCGAAGCGGGGATTGTTGGTGGAGACAGTCAGAGAGACCTGCCCGCTCCCCGTCGCGACCTGACCGTTGACCACCCACACGCCCTGCGCCACGTTGACCGTGGACGAGCCCGTGACCGCTACATCGCAGCCCGAGATCACGCCATAGCGCAGGTTGCCCAGGAGGTTGAAGTCCAGGGCATCAGGCTCGGCCATGTCGAGGTTGGCCCCGACATCAGGCGAGTTGAGGACGATGTACCCGGCCCGCGGCGGCATGTCAGAGGAGAGCTTCCAGGTGAGGCAACAGCGTGGCCCGGTTCTTCCCGGCTACCTCAGCGTCGATCAGCGCCTGCACCTGATCGGGGTTGTTCTCAGCGAACTCGATGACCTCGGGCACCGTGTGGGCGCCAGGGTCGTAGGCCACCTCCACGTCAGCCTGCTCACTGGGCGGCAGCGCTTCAGCCTGAACCTGGGCCTCAGGCTGCACCATCCGGGGCGTACCCGAGAACGGCTTGACCGTGGTGACGTAGGTACCGTTGGCCAGCGGTGGCGTCCCCGCACCAGACACGGTGCAGGTGATGGTCTGGTTGGTACCAGCCGCACCTGCCGGGAAGGTGACGACCGTGGATGCCCCCGTCGTCGGGTTGCACACGCCCGAAGCACTGGCCGTCCAGGCGTAGTCGGCCGGGTTCGTGGTACCACGAGGCCCCGTGGTGGTCACGGTGTACTGCAAGCCGTTGTTGGCGTTCTGCTGGGCCTTGGCGCCCGCAGGCGAGGACTGAACGACTCCCGGAGAGTCGGTGTACATCGTGTTGGGACCGTGGACGGTCACCATGCTCATTGGGCTACCTCCGCGCCATGCGCTCGTTGTAGGGGAAGGGCTGCTCCATCAGGAAGTCGAGGCGCGCCAGTTCGTAGGCGACAGCCTTCGGCACCTTGTAGCGCACACCAGCCTTGAAGGCCATGTGCACGATCGGCACACCGAGGGTCATGTCCTCGATGTCGGTGTGCGTGCGGATCACCCAGACCGGAGAGTCTTCCTCCTGCTGCTCCTGGAGAGCCATCGGAAGCTCTTGGACCTCGTCCACCACATGCGGCGCACCGAAGAGCCCCGCCATCGTTGACACACCAGGGGTGACCTCGCCACCCTCTTCCGAGACCTCCACCGGCCGCATCTCACTGGCCGGAAGGTCCGGGTCGTGGATGTCAGTGTCAGTGGCTCCGGGAGCACGTCGTTGTTGGGCCATCACATCTCCTGTTCCGTGGAAAGAGGGGGCCGAGTGGCCCCCTCCGTCCTGTCACTTGACGGCGGGCGCCGCCAGATCAGTTGGTCTGGATGCGGACGACGGCGGAATCGGTGATCGTGCCGAAGCCCCAGATCCCGTACCAGGCCAGTGCATGCTCACGGCCGAAGTCGAGCACGCCGCCGTCCCGAAGCTCCACGGGGAGGCTGATGGCATGACCGAAGGCGTTGTCCCCGATCATCAACCCCTCGAAGATGTTGTCGGGGTTGGTGGTGGTACCACCGCCAGGCCAGTACTCGCCCCATCCGGGCATCACGTTGGCGCCGGGACCGACTGACTCGTAGCCACCGGTCTGCGGCTGGGTGATGTCCGTGGTGGACGACACTGTCGTGTCCGACGCGACGTCGGTACGCCAGTAGGCAGCCGCCACCGAGGGATCGAGCGCCAACGTGGGCGGCATCTGGCCAGCAGCCAGCGGAACACCGATCTGCGTGGTCTCGATGAAGACCACATCGTTCAGGCGCCCGATCTCGCCCAGCATGAAGTTGCCCGGGGCCGCGTACTTCGTGACCTCGATGAACTCCGGGGTGTCACGGAGACGACGGCTCTGGTGCGGGTGCACCAACATCACGTAGGTCTCCCCGAGGCGGGGGATGTTCTTCGACGCCATCATCTCGACGGCGTCCTTCACCGTCGCCATGGTGAGGTAGAAGTACGGCGCACCCGTAGCGGCCACTGACACTGACGTGCCTACGGTGCCGGGGTTGTAGATGCCGTAGCCGACGTTGATGGCCGTGGTCGAGGTGTCGTAGCCGTACACCGCCGACGACGAGCGCTGGAGTGCCGTGCGGGCCTGCGTGTCGATGTACAGCGCCATGTTGCGCCCGAGGAGCCGCGAGGCCGAGGCCATCACGTCATCGAAGCTGGCGTTGAGCAGCAGTTCCGTCACCGAGACGGCAAAGCCCTGCTCAGCCACTTTTATTTGGTACTGCTGCGCGCTGAGAGCGTAGGTCCGCATGCGGACACCCTCGACCAGGGGACCGGCAGGGATCGGCAGGTTGTTGTAACGCATGAAGTTGACGGTCAGTCCAGGCATGATGCCCAGTTCCGTCTTCTTGACCGCGAACTGCTCGAATCTCAGGACCGGCATGGCCTGAAAGAGGATCTCCTTCGACCAGATGACCTGGATCGCTGGACCCATCATGGACGAGGCCGTGGTGGGGGCGACGGAGTAGCCGCCACTCCCATCAGGACCAGCAGCCATGTTGTAGCCAGCGGCGTTGCCGTAGACGCTGTACTGGGCGCCGCCAGCGACTTGGTTGGTACCGGTGACCGCGGACCCGGTGGGGAACGGGCTACCGATCGGGGCTGGTGTTGCGTTGGCCATTACTGCTCACTTCCCTTCCAGATGGAAGACGTTGTTGTGTCTACTGGGCCTGGCGCTGGTTGAGGCCTTGGGCTCCTGCTCGGGAAGCGATCCCCAGTAGTTGGTCGCGATAAATAGCGAACGTCTTGTTGTCCATCTGACGGATTTCATCCGCCGAAAGGGTCTGTGTAGCCATCTGTTGTTCCATTGGCCCCACTGGCGGCGCTCCGGTGGGGGCCACTCCCCGGATCGGTCCTCGTTGCTGTGTCACCGCTGCTTGGAGATTCTGCACGATGGTAGCCGTGCGCTGCTTCATGATCTCGATGGCGTTGTCGATCTCAGCCGGGTTGGAGCCGATGATCAGGTCCCGAAGCTCGGGCAAGATCCACTCCTGCTCCTGCTCGATGCGGTCACGCCGGTAGTCCTGGAGTTGTGTGAACTGGCGCTCCTGCGCGAAGATGGCCAGGTCACGCTCCCGCTGGGACTCGATGTCAGCCAGGCGGGTGTTCCACTCCTGGTCCTTCTTCTCCAGGAGTTGACGCACGTCCAAGGCCTCTTCAGCCTTGGCCTGGGCCTCGGCGGCAAGGCGCTCCTGCTCCTGCTGCGCCTGCGCCTCACGGGCCTCACGGTCCTGGCGAAGCTGATCTAGCTCCCTCTCCATCTCGGTCATCCGGCCGTAGAGCTTGTCCTTCTCCTCGGTGCGAATCGCCCCGACCTCTTCCTCGGTGAAGAACCGCTGCCCCTGCGGGCCAGGCTGACCCTGCCCACCAGGGCCGTTGTTGATGACAACATGCGGTACCTGTCCACCGCTCTGCTGCATGGCTAGAAGGTCTGCCTGGGTCATGGGTGGGGTGCGCGGGTCAGCGCCCGTGATGAACCCGTTGCCGGTGTCGCCGGAATGCGTTGCTTGGTCACTCATAGGGTCTCGTTCTCCATGTTGTCACACTTACTGCTGGGTCGTGTCGTTCTGGTCGTAGTCCATGACCTGCGGCGGCATCACCTGGTAGGCCCGTTGCATCATCTCTTGAGCTAGTGCTGGGTCAACAGGGGCACCAGGCGCCATGCCACCATCCGGTAGCAGAATGGGCTGCCCATCGGGCGTCATGCCGGTCGAAGCCATCTGGAACTGCGACACCTGCAAGCGGATCAGGTCGAGAGCGCCCTGCTCCTTCAGGTCCTCCATCATCTCCTCGAAGATCTCTCGCAGCTTCTGATCGGGGTACTGCTCGCCCAGGTCACGCAGGGCGCCCTTGCGGGACTCCAGGCTCATCGCCATGAGGGCCTGGATCTCGTTGATCTTGAGCAGCCGGTCCATGGGCATGGGGTCCGGCCAGAAGATCTCGGTGCGGTAGGTGACCGGGTCGAAGGGGTCCAACTGCATCAGTTGGTCCGGGTCCGGGATCACCCCAGCTAGGGAGGGGTTGTACTGGAGGCTGTCGGGCTCGAACAGCGCGATGTACTTCAGGGCTAGCTCGTTGACCGTCTTGAAGCCCGACGTGTACTGCGTCCGCTTCTGGTGGTAGCGGTGCATCATCGACGCGTATTGCATCTGAAGCGCCACGCCCGAGGTGTTGCTAACTGGTGTCTGTTGACCCAACGCCCCCTCGGGGACACCGGTCATCTCGTGCATCGAGCGCTTGAGCAGTTCCATGTAGCCCAGCGGCCCCGCGAAGTTGGTGTCCAACTCCAGGTTCTCGATCTTGGCGTCCTTGTTCCCGATGGACCAGACCTTCTTCGGCCCCTTCTCCAGGTTCGACGCCTTGGCCCCGATGATCACCGTGACGGGGCTCGCGTGATAGTTGATCACGTCGGAGATGTTCGTGGCCCGCTCGTTGTACTCCCGGTTGATGGCGATGATGTCGTTGCAGTCACCGAGACCCCACGGTGATGACGCAACAGGCACGTTCGGGATGTGCACGATGGGGATGGTGCCCAGGCTGTTCTCACGGCGGTCGATCAACTCGTCGTTGACGTACTCCTCGATCGACTCGTCGGTGACAAGCTCGACGTAGGTGTACACCTGTCGGGTGCCGTCCTGAGCCGTGCCCCAGAACTTGTACTTGAGCTTGAAGCGCTGGATGCGGGACCGATCATGGGCGTGGAACTCCGGGAAGCAGAACGCCGGGTTCAACGGCAGGATGCGGACCTTGCCCGGGTGGATCATCCCTGTTGGGTCAACCCAAGCCTCTTCGTAGGCCACCTTGATGAACACGTCACCGGAAACGCCACCCAACTGGCCGATCTCCCACAGGAGCTTGGCTTTGTTGTTGTCGATCTCCCACACCCGCTTGAGCAGCGGCGGGATGACCAGGCTGGTGGCCTCAGGGGAGTGGAACTCCACACCACGGCCGAAGGTGAAGTTGTTGATGTAGTCGCTGAACGCCTTGATGTAGTTGAAGGTGAGTTGGGGCTCACCAATCTCCCGCTTGTACGCCCAGTGATGGCCCAGGTACCAGGCCCAGTTCATCGCATAACGATTTAGTCGAGGGCCGTGGACCTCGAACTCCTCGTCTGCTAACTCAACAAGGCCCAGCGGGCTGATGGCGATGGTCAGGTCACTGGCTGCGGCCCGGTAGCTCGGCGGGTAGAAGTTGACTGACATCAGAAGTCGATCTTCATACGCTTGGCCGCATCAGAGCGGCGATCCGGTACCGCACCTTCAGACGAGCGGGAGAAATCGAAGCTCGGTGTCAGCTTGCCCGTGAACTGGTCCTCACGGAGCAACGATGGTGCGTCGTGATACTTGCCAGCAGCATCCTGGACCGAGGCCGTCAGTGGCTCAGGGTCCTTCGTGGCCCGCTCGTGGGACCACACGTTGGACTGGAGGTCCCCCGGCAGCATCCGGTGCTTGAACGCCACACGAGTGGAGAGCATCTTGTCCACGTCGTACTGGCCAGCCTTCTTGTGCAGGGTCTCAGGCATGCCCTTGGCTGAGAGATCCCACGCGTCACTGGTGTAGGACCCAGCGTAGGCAGCCCGTACCGCCGTGGGGATCTGCTCCTGGCCTACTGACAGCCCCTCGTTGAAGTTGGGCACCTTCTCCATGCCCTCGGTCTTGGCGGGCAGCGGGTCGGACGAGGTACCAGGCCGACCCAGCGAGATGGCGGCGCGCTCCTTGGACAGAGGCAACCCGATACCGGGCGACTCCCGGCCCAGGCGCTCCAGTGTTGACTCACGGGCCTTCACACCGGGGAAGCGGCTCTCCCGCTCCCGCACGGCGCGCCCCACGTTGGTGGCCGTGGTCAGGTTGGGCGTCGAAGGCTGGTTGGCGTTGCCCATGGACCACGGCGTGCGAGGGCTGGTCTGGGCCACAGCGCGGGTCATCGACGCCATGGAGGAGTCAGTCTGCGCCGCCGCCGTCTCGATGCCCGGAACAGCCTGGCCGGGGGTGACATGACCAGTCTCCTCGTCCCGGCCGCTGTACCACGGCGACGTAGGTGCTGCGGCCATCAGCTTGGTCAGGTGCGCCATGTGGCGCGCACCCTGGCCGTAGTCGTCCCCGGCTGGGGTCTGGTGAGGCACATCGATGGGGTGGGAGGCTCGGGTCTCAGCGAAGTTCTGGATGGCGTTGACCTTGCGCTGATGGGCTGACACGGCACCCGTGGGGCTCGCCTCGATCCCCGGCAGGAAGCCACCCCCACTGGAAGCCAGCGGTGGTGCTACCCCGGCAGCGTGGGCGATCTCAGACACCGGCTTCTCGAACTGCTGGGTCTGGAACAACTGGCCCTGGTTCGGGTCGCCCTTGCCCGAGGGCATGAGACCATGCGCTACCAAGGTGGCCTCACGCGCAGGCTGGCGCAGAGGCACGTTGGGTGCCGGACGGCCAGACTTGCGGCCCGCCATGGGGCTGAACCCGCCTGTGGAGTGCGCCGGACCCATGGGGATGGCGCCCTCGGTCCGCTCCGGGGCTGCTCCCGAGAAGGAGTCCACCCGATTCCGTGCGATGACCATCAGCTACCTCCCGCAGTGGGGCTCGCCCGTCGCCGCTTGTTGTTGACGTAGCTCAGCGCTGACGGCGCCAGGCCGGGAGGCATGTTGATGCCCATCATGTCGTCAGCCCGCTTCATGACCTCCGGCTTCATCTTGGCCCAGAGGAGTCGGTAGTTCTCCGGCTTCTCTTTGTCCTTCTTCAGCCGGATGTCATGGGGCGGGATGACGATGGGTCGGCCTGGTGAGAGGCCACCAAAGACGCGTTCGTGCACCGTTTGGGTGCTCGGCAGACGGGTTCCTACCGTCTGCATGCGCTGCGGTGGCCAAGGCATCAGTCGTTGACGACGGCGCGGTTGGGGCGCCGCTTGAGACCTTCGCTCTCCCGCTCGAAGCCGTAGCCGGTGCCGAAGGCCTGTGAGCCGTGGACGAACTCGCCCAGCATGCTCGGTGCCTCGATCCAGGTGGACGAGCCCATGTGGGCGCGCTCCCGCATCGTCTCGGCCTGGCCCTTCCAGCACGTGACCGGCCGCTCGTTGGCGGTGTCGGCGTAGGCGCCACGGCGGAAGTCGTTGGGCACGTCAGTGTCAGTGGCGATTCCCTCCTCGAAACGAAGGGGACCACGACGCCGATCGTTGCTGGCGATGTCGTGTTCGTACTGGGCTCCTCGGAACTTCTCGGGGCCGAGGGACGGGACCGGTGCGATGCCCATGGGTGACCTCCGTGGGGTCGGTTGGCGGGATCATACGCCTGTTGGCTCAGCGAGACGCGAAGAACGGGCTCTCGCTCACTTCGACCGAGTCCTCGACCTCGGTCATGGACGCCGCACAGGCTAGGGCCAGGGAGTCAACGAAATCGTCATGGGCCTCCACCTCGTCTGGTGCCTCAACGAGCATTTGCCCTGCTCGGAACACCTTGATGACGTCCGACATCTGTTGACGGAACCGGCGCCAGACACGAGTGCGGCGGGCCTTGGAGTGCCCCGGGTACACCATCAAGCGCCGGTCGATCAACGTCTGGAGGTTCTTCCACCGGGTACCCTGCGCCTTGGTGTCGGACCCCATGGGGATGACGACACAACGAGAGCCCAGAAGCAGTTGGAGCCGTTCTGCGATGGCGGTACCCATGGCCTGTGCATCGACGGCGACGTAAGCGAGCCGGTAGTTGTCCAGGAAGTCAGCGATGGCGAAGTACTGCTCCTCCCAGGGCTGGTTGTGTAGCTCCAGCCAGTCCAGGACTCGGTGCTCTCGGAAGCCAAACGGATCAGGGTAGTCCCAGTCCACCCAGCACACGGTGACCACTGTTGAGTCACGAAGGCGGGCCGGGTCCACCCCGGCCACACATGCGCTCTTGTACCAGGAGCGCACCAGGGGCATGCTGGTGTCCATGAGTGAGTCCATGACCTCGTCGGTGACGAACTGACCTCGCTCCAGCAACCACTTGATGGCGTAGCTCATCTGGAACTCGTCGCTGTCCTCGCCCAGACGACGCTTCTCCTTGGAGATGTACTTCGCATAGAGGGGGTTGTACTTGGAGACGATCTTGTAGTCGTACTCGTAGTGGTTGTGCCGACGCATCCGGCTTGTGGCTCGACGCTTGTTGAGTTGAATCGCCCGGTAGAAGTCACCCTTCACGCGGCTCGGGGTGCCGATCTTGACCATGGTCCCCGCCGTGGCTGCCATCATGGGGTGCACCGACTTACGCACGACATCGGCGTCAGCATCCTGAGCTTCGTCTATGACGATGACGTGGTAGGTCTTACCCTCGATCTTGGCCTTCGGGTTGCACGTCTGTCGTCGGGCGAGGCTCCCGTTCTTCAGCCGGATGACCTTCCCCTTCCCCTTCACCTCGTCATCGATCTCGGGGTCCATCAGGAACTCAGTGGCGAAGTCACTCGTGAGCCGGTCCACGATGCGCCCATGCAGGGTTTCCGACTGGTCTTCGGTGGGCGCGAAGCACCCCACCCAGAGCCCCTTCTTGAACCGGGACAACATGTCGAAGCTCAACGCCAGCTTTGGTAACAGCACCATGAGACCGGCGAAGGTGTTGGCCAGGGTCTCGGTCTTGCCCGCCTGACGACTGATGAGCGCCGTCAGTTCCTCGGCGTCGTTGAGGAGGATCGACTCGATGATGCGGTAGCTGACCTCGCGCTGGTACGGGTAGAAGGGGACCTCGCAGAACTCCTCGATGAAGAGGATGCACCGCTTGACGAGGTTGTCGATGAACTCGGCCGTTGACTCATCAAGCTCGATCTGATCGGCAGGGTCCTCGTCTAGAACCGCCTCGTCGTCCTCGTCGTAGACCGGCTCGTCCTGGGCCTGAAAGGCATCAGGCAGGCGCTCGATCAGATCAGTCACCACATCATGGTGGCACAACAGGTACTAGACGGTGTATCTCCTCACCGTCTCATCGAACAGCGCGTTGCCCTTGCCGCGCCAGACCCTCTGGCTACTACGCAGGCCACCGGCTGCCGGACGCACGTCTATCCAGACCCGTACCTCGTCCCGGAACAGCCCCCGCCACAAGTCGATGTGCAGGTCCCCGAGAACCAGACTGCGATCCGGCTCACTCCCAGCCATCTTCTCCTCGGTGCCTGCGGATGGTCTCCCACGCCCGCACGAACGTCACGAAGCCCCACCCCAGGGCCACCATGATCGTCCACAGCATGGCCACGATGGCGATGGCCTTGGGCCAGCCACCGATGGGTGAGACCGGCGCCTTGGAGTTGTTGAGGCTCTGCGCGAAGAGATGGATCACTTGATGACCTCGATCGCTTGCCACGACAGCAGCATCGTGGGCTTGGGGAAGTGCCCGTCAGCATCAACGGGATGGATGATGCTGACAGCGTCCATACTGACCATCACGTTGTCGCACACGTACACGGTGCCGTCCACAATGACCTTCACCGGCCCGGGTCCTCCTCGTAGTCACCGATGTGACTACGGACCTCAGCCATCTCCTGGGTGATGTCCATGCCCTTGGGCCAGATCATCGCCCACAGCTTCTCGTAGAGGCGGAACGTGAGCGGGCTGAAACGCACCGGGGCGCAGTGGATGGCGGCGTTCATCTTGTCGGCGTGGTAGTTCTGCTCGAAACACCACAGCAGCACCTCATGTACGTCCATGTCGGGGTGACAGGACTTGAACCTGCGACCTCTGGTCCCCCAGACCAGCGCGCTAACCAACTGCGCCACACCCCGGCGAGAAGGGGAACGATCACGCTGTGACCCGGAACGCCCCCCAACTCGACGCTGAACCTAGCTCTTGAAGACACCTTGGGCGACGAAGGACGTCACCACCGGATCATCGATCGGACCCTGCTTCACGGTGCCGGAGCACTCGTAGGTGGCACTGGGTACGAGGGGCGCCTTGAAGAAGCCGTCCACCTGCGTGCCGTTGAAGAAGATCTGGAGCGAGTAGGGCTGGAACTTGGAGCCGTCCGGCAGGAACACCGGGCCGCTCCCGTTGCCCTGCACCGTGAACGAGGTGAAGAAGTTCCCCAGCCCCGGCTGCAAGGGCGTGCAGGTCACGAACGGGAACACGATGGCCTTCTGGCTGTTGAACGGGGCCGCACCAGCCGGGAGAGCCATGCCCAAGACGGCAGCGCCCCCGACCGCTCCGGCGAGGAGCTTTCGCATGAGTGTCATGGTGCGGGACCATAACACGGAAGAAGCCCCCGGCCGGGAGGGGCTAGGGGCTTCTTGCCGGAACCTGGATGTCCATCGTGTCACCGAAGAACCACCAAGGACTCCTACTTTACCTCGGATTCGGTGTCTTTACAAGTCGCCGTCGCCGGGGTGCTGGTGGTGGGACCGTGAGGGTGCCTGCGGCCTCCCGGAAGGAGATCACCGCACGCCTGCTGACCTGGGCCTGGAGGTCATGGACGTCGTCGTCACCGTTGCCGTGAATCTGCGCCACGTGCTGGCCATGGCGGGCTTCCACGAGCCGCCACAGCCAGTCGAACGCCGCTGCGTCCAGGTTGACCTGGTAGAAGGGCTCGATCCGCTGGAGATGCTTCTTGCCCTGACCTGCTGGTATCGATGGTGGCCCGGTACCAGCAACGGGCTCCATGTCAGGCGGCGGTCTTCTTCGAGGCACGCTTGGACACGACCTTGGCCGGTGTCGCGGGCCGCTTGGTAGCTGCCTTGGCCGGTGCCGCCTTCTTGGCCGGAGCCTTCTTGACCGCTGGCTTCCGGACTGCTGCCTTCTTCACGGGGACAGCGGTGCCTCGATGGTTCCCCTTGCGCCGCTCGTAGGCCTCGTGCTGCTTCTGGCGGCAGAGGTTCCCGTGGCAGCCCGACTGGTAGCGGTAGATGCTGGCGTAGGGGCAGACCGACGAATCGCTGTCGGGCTCGACCGCACAGACCCCCCGCTGGCGGATGGCGATGAGTGGCAGAGGCTTCCGTCCTGGTCGCTCAGCCTCCAACATCTCGATCCGCTGCTCTAGAGAGTCGATACGGTGCCCATCGTTGAGGACGGGCTTGCGGGGTGCCGGAGCCTTGACGGGTACCGCCTTGGTCACCGCCTTGGGAGCCCGCTTTCGGGGCTCTCTCGTCTTCGTGGGTGTTGAGGTTCGGGCCACGCTGAATCCTTTCCGTCGTGCTGTGTCATCGTACCAGTGCCCGAATCAGAAGAGTCTCATCTGAGCGGTCTCAGGATGCTCCTCGAAATACCCCTGGAACAGTTCCGTGAAGGTGGTGAGCAGAAGCTCCATGGCGTCAGTGTCAGTGCTGTCAACGAACCGCAACCTGTCCACGAAGCCCATCTCATCCACCTCCACGACGTCATGGTCGAGCCCGTAGCGGCGGAAGAGCTTGTTGATCTCAGCGGCGATCTGTTGCAAGGTCATGACGCGACGTTACCCCGTTGCTGTTCCCTACGAAGACGCTGCGCCCGTGTGCGGATGATGCTCCGTCGTTCCTTGTCACTGGCCCCACCCCACACGCCCCAGCGCTCCCGGTACCGCAGGGCGTGCTCCAGGCACTCGCCCCGCACCGGACACTTGGCACAGACTCTCTTGGGGGTGTCGGTGTCGCCGCCCCGCTCGGGGAAGAAGAGTTCTGGGTCGATCCCTCGACACGCAGCTTCAGCTTGCCAATCCAGGCTTGTCTCGTTGTTCCAGAGCACGCAACGCCTCCAGGGCCATCTCGGCGTGCGCGACGGCTTGGTTGATCTTGGTCGGGTCGATGATCCGGGAGTCCCGCCAGACAGACAGGTTGAAACCCGCCATCATGATCTCGACCTCGGCGTAATCGATCAGGTCGCGCAGTGGCAGCGACACGAGACGCGCACTGACACTGACGGGGTCAGGAGGCTGGTGGCGGTTCCGACGTACCAGGCCCACGCCACGCTCCGATTTCCGCAGGGTCGAACTCCAGATTCCGAACGCCCAACTGCTTGTACACGTCCATGTCGGGCTCAGGATTGGGGTGACACCGGCCCACCTGGATGGCCCTGTGACCGATCCTGAGCCGCACACCACTACCGAGGCGCCAGGGCTCGGCCCGCTCCCGGAACCAGGCCCGCGACACGATCTTGGATTCGTCGGTGTAGCTCTCCCACCCCACGTACACGCTACGGACGCTCTTGAGGGTCAGCATCAGTACCCGCCGTCGTAGGGGCGGTAGGGGAAGGTGTTGAGCGTGTGGTTGACGTACTGGCCCTGCGAACCCGCCGACCGGAAGCCCGTCCACACAGCCGGAGGCACGGCGTCGTAGACGTAGGGCTGGTTGCCGTTGACCCACTCCAGGATCAACTGACGGCGGCTCGGGCTGTAGCGCCCGCTCGCCACCCGGGTCGAGTTGAAGTAGTCGTCCTCCCAGTCATCGACGTCGTCAGCGAAGGTGATGACCGCTTCGTGAATCCGCCGCCGTGCACTGGTGGTATCAAGGTCCGGCCCGGTCCCCATGTCTGAGGACCGGGCCGTGGCGCCGTACCGGGGGCTGCGTTTGCGGCTCTTGGGTGCGTCACCGAAGAGCGACTGCTGTCCAGGAACCTGCCTACGCTGCGCCATCCCCTTCATCCTGGCTCTCGGGCACGCCACCCGTCCAGCGGAATGTCAGGTTCTTGATGATCTCGTCACGCTGCTCGGGCCATGTGGTCAGCATCTCGATCACGGTCTTGCACCTGATCACACCCTCGATGATCTGCGGAATCAGGTCTTGGAGATCCTGCGCCGTGAAGGCCAGCGGCACTACACACTGCCCCTCGACCCCGGCGTGATGAGCCAACTGCTCCCCTATGGCATCCACAGGGATGACAGCATTCAGTACCAGCACCGGGTCCTGGGTCTCCTCGAAGAAGGAGATGCCGAGGTTCATCCCCAGGACCCGGGGGATCATCGCAACTTCGTCGTCAGCCATGAGGCCGGACCCTAACAGGGGTCAACCGCAGGCCCGCCCGGTAACCGGGTCGCCGCGAAGGACCCACGGACACCAGCCCTGGGTGTGCCATAGCTCCAGCGACTTGGCCAGATTGAGTTCCGGCTGGACCTCCTGATACACCGGCATCCAGGCGCACAACTGCATGAGGCCCATGGCGTAGTTGCGCCCGCCGCAGTGGCTCCCGGAGCGAGCCGAGGGGTTGCAGCCCGACTCCCGGTGCATGACGTACATCACCGTCCTCATCTGGCTCTCGGGCCAGCCCACGTCGAGCGCCATCTGGTAGTACTGCGGACACTGCGCCCACGACGGCGGGTCCGGTGGCGCAGCGGGTGTCTCCGGTGGATGGCAGGAGGCGTCGTCGGTGACGCATACGCCCGCCGCTACTCGCACCGCAGGAGCAGGTGTCGGGTCAGCCGGTATGGCGTCAGCGGTCAGAGCAGCAGCAGGTGGGGCAGGTGCAGCCACCTCGGCGCTCGCAGTCGGCTCCGGTGGAGCAGGAGCCGTAGTCGTTGGCTCAACCGTCGCAGGTGGCGCTGTCGTCGGTGGAGCAGTGGTTGTGGGATCGGGTAGGGCGGTTGTTGTAGTGGTTGTCGGCACATCGGGTGCCGCAGTTGTTGGCTCATCAACCGTGGTCACCTCGGTGGATGAATGCTGGGGAAGCAGCACCGCCACGCACAAACCCAAGAGGGCTATCAAGAACGCGTAACGATACCGCTGGGTGGATGTCATGGAACCGTAGCATTGTAAGGTTAGCGCACGGTGTCAAGTCATGAAGGCCTGGGCAGGCGCTTCATCACCTTCGTCTTTGTTGGCTTAACACCACGCTCGACCTGCATCAGACCATGACCACGAGGATCTGGTACCCAATCGTAGGGACGGCACTTGGGGCAGTCCACGTCGCTGTACCACACGGTGGCGTCTTCACGAGCACAGCGGGCGCCACACTTGGCGACGACGCCCGCATGCGTCTGATCCTTCAACAGGTGCTTCACGCCTCGTCCACGTCCCAGATGGAGATGTTGAACGTCGCGTCACTGTCGCCCTCGCCCACCTCAAGGTCTTCGGGAAGCTCGATCCTGACAAGCTCCATGATCGCTTCCAAGACCTGCCCCCTGGTGGCTTGCGCCGTGCCATCCACATGTTCGACCGAGACGTTGAGCGTAAGAGTGAAGTCCATGGTCCCAGTGTAGTGGTGTTAGGGTACGGGATGTGTTAAAGTGGGGGAATCTGGTGGAAGATGGGGAGGACGGCCTATGCCCGTGAACGCTGTGGACTACACGAGATGCCGGACCTACGGCCACGCCTGGTTCGACGCCGACTCAGATTGGAAGTCAGACCGGGGAGTGCCAGTAACGCTGCGCTGTGAGCGCTGCATGATGGAGCGGAGGGAAGTATGGAGCCGGACCAGCGGACACCTGATGTATCGGACGTACATCAGACCGAGGGACTACCTGTACGCCCGGGGGGAGAGGCCATCGAAGGACGACTTCCGTCTGGCGATGCTGGCCCTGAGGCTACGGGAGGCCCGCAAGCTCAAGGCGGTCCGGTGATGCCACCCATTACCAAGCCCAAGCCCAAACCCAAGCCGTTCGTCTGTGACATCCCCGGCTGCACGTGGGGACTGGATGGTGGGCCAGCGTCCTACGCCATGCCCCAGCACCTCGGGCTGCACAAGTACCACAAGCACGGCATCAAGGGCGAGACCCGTCTCACCAGGAAGAGGGCCGGAGAACCACCCCAGCCCCGACCCATCGGCCGACCCCCCAAGAACGGGTCCCCGCCCCAACAACGCAAGATCCGCGCTCTGGACGCCGAGGAAGTGTGCCGCATGGTGCTGGAGACGGTGAGCCCCAGTGGAACCATCCCCATCGACGCCATCGGCGCCTACAACGACTGGGTCATGGCGACGGAGGCGTTCATGCACAAGATGGTGGTGGGTCGTGCCTAGACCACGAACCAAGGGCCGACAACCTGCCGCTGACGGCCGTGTGTACATAACACTGCGGCTCGACCCGGGTCTACTGGAACGACTGGACGGGGAGGCCGAGGCGCGCATCGTCAGCCGCACCTTCCTCGTGGAGAAAGCTGTTGACGAGTGGCTTGAGGCGCACGAAGGTGCAGCATGAAGCTCGTCACCCAACGCTGCTCCCACTGCACCACATGCAAGGCCTCCCCGGCTCACGCCCTGTACCAGTGCGAGGCCATAATCAGCCCGCTCAGCCCGGTGGTCACCATGGAGGGCATCCGCCAGATCCAGGAGTCCCTAGCTCAGGAGACCCTGACTCAGGAGACCCTGAATCCGCACATCACCAGGACGCGCATCGAGGAAGAGATGAAGAGGGTGAACGAGCTACAGGCCCTTGAGGGGCTGCTGCCCCGGGAACTACTGCCCCACCAACGAAGGATGCTGGAGCAGGCCTGGAACACAAACCGTGGACAACGGCTCTCAGAGCGGAACCCTCAGGAGCAGAGGGTCCCTCACCCTCAGGACATGGACCACGCGCCGAGCTTCATCAGCCCCCGGCTCACCAAGACGATCCAGACAGCCTGCAAGCAGGACGAGCGCATGGACTTCGCCTGGACCCAGATCACCGGCCGGGTCCAGTCAGGCCTGGACGACTACATCGTGCAGGGTGTCTTCGATACGTTGATTCAACTTTTCAAGATATGGGACGACGACAAGGCCCAGCGGGACGAGAGAAACCTCAACAACATCCGTTCCCTCGGGGAGGCCGCTCGTGAAGCACTGGACGCCTTCGAGAGCGCCAAAGACCGAGAGAGCGTCCTGTACATGGTGGACACCATGGAAGAACTAGACGCCGCCCTCTACGACCTCACGCAGAAGGACACCTGATGCCCACTGACACTGACGATCCATGGCAGCACCCTGACACCAAGGCATGGCTGGAGAACACTCGCAAGAGGCTGCCACCCATGATCCGAGACTCGATGATCACCGTCTCCCTGGTACCAGATGAGGCCCGCAACTCTGACCTCAAGTTCGCCGTCGAGCTAGGGCTCAGCATCATGTTCGACAAGCCGATCCTGTGCGTTATCAAGCCTGGCATGCAGGTCCCTGAACACTTGGTGCGGGTAGCCGACCTGATCGTGGAGTGCGACTTGAACAACCCTCGGGACCGAGAGCGCCTGGGAGAGGCCATCGCCAAGTTCGCGAAACAGTACGGCGAACCCAACGATGACGTGGCCTGAGTGGATGACTCAACTGGAGGTTGACCGCATGCACACGATCCGGCTACGCCGACGCTGGTGGCGGCGGATCAACCTGGAGTGCATCGAGTGCAACGAGTGCCTGGCCAGTGGGCGCTCAGGGGAACCCTGGCTGACACCAGCCAAGCTGTGGGGCTACGAGCAGATGCACAAGGGTCGAAAGACTCAGGGTCCACCGATTCCGAATCAGGTACAATCCTGACATGACCGCAGGAGGGAAGACCGGTGGCATGGAGGTCACCTACGCCCTACGAGGCGACAAGCTCGTGATCCTGGCCGCAGACGGCAGTGAGGTCGAGGTGGACAGAGACCGAGTAGCGGAAACACTCGCCACCCGAGAAGCCATCATCAACAGCATCCCCATCGAGATCCGGCCTCAGATGGTGCCCGAGCACCGGCTGGACATGGCCCGCACAGCGCTCATCATGAGCCAGTCAGAGTTCTTCGCCAGCAACCCCGACATGGCCCCATACTCCATGGAGTGGATGCTGGGCGAGATCATGTACGGCGACCTGTACTGGGTCAGCCCCGACATGTGCTCGTTGCTACAACACGCCGCACCGTCACTGCCGCCGACCACGCTCACGCCCGACCTGCTGCCATCGAAGTCCGGCGTGCTGTTCTTCGCCACGCCGCTCGTGGGGATTGACGCCCGAGCGGACTTCGACCGCATCCTCGTGCAGGCCATGGTGTGGGGGCCGTCCAAGTACGACATCGAGAAGGGCACCCGAGCCGACGTTCACCACACGTCTCCCGCACACGAACGAGACGTCGCTGTCTACACGGTTCCCAGCGACTCCCCAGCGCTCCAGGAGTACGAGCGCTTCACAGGTGACGGCATCTCCATCGCCACCTGGCGCAAGTGGACCATGTGGAGCCCGCTGGGCCGCACCGACTGGCCCTTCGGCTTCGACACCGAGGGGGAGTTCGCGCCGCCCGACTTCACCGACACGCAGTTGGCCTCCATCATCGAGGACCGCCGCATCCTGGCTGCCTTCGCCCTGTTGAGTGCACAGGAGAAGATCACCACCACGACCGAGGTGAACCCACCCAACGCCGTACGGAAGCGCCTGACCCGAGCAGGCCACAAGGTGCCCAAGGTGCGCCTGGTGGACATCCACAAGAGCCACAAGCCGTCGAGTCAGGCCAAGGGTGAGAGGCACGTCGAGTGGACCCACCGTTGGATCGTCAAGGGTCACTGGCGCCAGCAGGCCTATGGCCCCAAGCGCCAGTTTCGGCGCCCCGTGTACATCTCCAGCCACATCAAGGGACCCGACGACCTGCCTCTGATTGAACAGGACGTCGTCAAGGTCTGGAAGTAGGGTCTCCCGCCTGATGGAGCACTACTTCGACCGCCAGGGAAACCCGATCGGCCTGTTCGCCTGGGCGCGCATGTTGGAAGCCGGGGACAATCACGTGGCCCAGGACTGGATCAAGGGCGTCCGGATCTCCACCGTGTGGCTGGGGCTCAACCACAACTTCAGCCTGGAAGGGCCACCACTGATCTTCGAGACGATGATCTTCTCCGAGACGGGCGACCTGGAGATGGACGAGTACTGCTGGCGCTGGTCCACCGAAGTGCAGGCCTTGGCCGGACACGACCAGGCGCTCGCCCTGGTGCGGGATGCCATGGCCCGCAAGTGTTAGGGTTCTACTTCCTATGAGCGCACCATGGAACCCCAGCGGGTACCGCGCCCCCCATCGGAACCACCTCCTGAACCGCAGCAAGTGGCACCGGGACAAGCAGTTCCCCTGCTGGTGCGGCGAGAGCCTGGTGCCGCGCTACCGGATGTTGGTGGATTGCTGCGTTGACTACCTGTACATAGTGGGACCACACGTGTACCTAGACCTGGAGGAGAGCAGTGAGTCCAGAGCGGATCAGGGAACGGTGTCAGTACCTGATTGAGCGAGGCCAAGGGGACGAGCCCATCTGGACGAGCGCGCAGATGGAGGACATCGTGGTGGCGTACATGCGGGTCCTTGACGAGTATGCCCGAATCCGCACGGGCATTTCTTAGGGCTATACTGGGGACATGATCGATACGAACGATTTCGGGCGGCGGTTCGCTGACCGGCTCTTCGACATCTCGGCTGAGAACCAAGGGATCAGCCGGATCGAAGTAGTGCGGCGCTACCACACGGACAGCAAGTACAAGGGGATGGTGGACGCCATCGTGTGGGCCGCAACGACGGTGATCCAGTCGATCGAGCAAGACGGCTGGGACCCCCTCGGCTCACTGCAAGAGACCTTCCAGCACGAGGTGTCGGGCCTGCTGGACATCGATGCACCCGGTTCCGAGCACTGACACTGACAATGGCCCTCGTTCACCTTCAAGCCCTACTACCCAGTTCTGATGGTACTGGCTGGTACGCCGCCGCAGAAGGCAACATCTGCCGGTGTTCCACCCGCCACTGCCAGAGGCTCGCCGTGGCCTACCACCACCATCCCGGCACCCGTAAGCGGATGTGGCGGAACAAGTACCGCTGCATGGAGCACCTACCCCCCGGCCTCAACGTCATGTACGGACGGGTCTGGCTGGACCGACCCCCCAAAGAGTCCGTTCGGCCCACATCGCAGGGTTCCGCATCGTAGTAATCTCTAGCCATGGCAAGCGTGGCAGAGACAGAGAAGCGCAACCGGTACTGGTTCGAGAACTGGCAGGACTTCACCTGCCAGGTGGTGGTCTCCACCCCGGCTCAGCGCTCCCTGCACGTCGGGGCCATCGTGAGCGGCCTCTTCGCCTCGATCCCGATCCCCTACCAGAGCCGGGACACCGACTCGGGCACCTTCGTGATCCGCGACGGGTGCTTCTGGGTGTACTCGCCCCGGGAGACCTACTGCTGGCCCCTGAGCGAGGCCCAGGTCGCTCCCTGCCGTGACGGCGTGGAAGTCCGGTGCCCCAACCACCCCGTGGTCACCCTGCGGGGACCGGTAGCAGCCCCGCTCGCTGGTGCCTACGCCAGCATGGGGCGCTTGGAGGTCTGATGACCTCTGAGGTTCCCATCTACCTGATCCTGTTCGGTGCCCAGGGCTACCGCAGCCACCCGATCCGCTCGATCCGCCACATCGGCATCGAGCGGATCGAAGAGGACGGACTCATGGTGGTACCACGTTGCAACGTCCACTACCGAGGCTCGAAAGACCTCAGCCCTCGCCGCTTCCGTGAAGCCGAGGGTGTAGAGCAGGACTACCCGGTGTGCAAGCGCTGTCTGGCCTGGAAGGAATACGACTACGGCGTATGACCAAGCACAACGTGTTCGTGAACGACAAGGTGCATGTCCGACGCCGCCAGTGCGAGACGTGCATCTTCGGGAAGAACTCCCCGATCAACACCGAGCGTCGCGACGAAATGGTCGCCAAGTGCGGTGACGAAGGTGTTATCCCCTGTCACAAGCACATCCACCAGGATGCGCCGATCGAGCCGGTCTGCCACGGCTTCTACGCCCTCAAGGGCAACATGACCCTGCGCCTGGCGGATGCGCTCGACTACATCGAATGGTGGGACGACTGATGTCGGCGGCTAGCGAGATGACGGCGGTGCTCAACCGCATGCAGGCCTTACTGGATCACCTCAAAGCAGAGCCCTGGATCGAGTACGACACGATCTTGGTGCGCTCCGAAGTGATCCTGACAAAGCGGGCCTTCACAGAGCTACAGAAGGTCGCCAAGGCGATCAGCAAGGTCAGGCCCGAAGACACGAGAGGGCCGGGTGTGCCGTGGTACGAGGGCGTACTGGACGACATGGTATGAGCACCGCCCACCACCGCACCGACTGGGAGGTCTACGCCGTCAGCGCCTGCTGGGTGGCGATGTGGGTCGTCCTAGCCATCTGCTTCACCATCCTGGCGATCTACGGCACCATGTTCGGCGTGGCCACGATGAAGGCGCACTGGCCATGAGCCGCAACAACCGACGCGGTGCAGGCCACAAGAAGCCCGCGCCGAGTGACCGGCGTATGACGCCCCACCATGACCGAGAGGTGCGGTATTGGACGCCAGGTGAGGATGACGACGTGCCCTTCGGGTTCCACGAGACGAACCTGGCCCCCTGGGAGCAGCCCTACGCCCTAGAGGACGACAAGGAGCAGGAGTGATCCGCTACTTCCTCCAGGGTCGCTACGGCCCGTGGTACGAGATCGAGGAGATGCAGTGGGCCGAGGCAGTGGGCCTGCCCGTGGTGACTCAGCCCGACGACTACCTCTACGAGGAGTACGACCTGCCCCTGATGCGCTGTGTCGTCGTCAACACCGCCAAAGCCTGGAAGGACGACATCAAGCGAGAGTTCCCCGGGCTCCAGGACTTGATCTGGTTCCCCGACATGCGCTGCGGCGAGTGCGGAGGCCGTCTGGTGGACGAACTGGCCTCAGAGCCCGACAAGCGATACCCGCGCTACGTCCACGCCACCGGCATGATGGACCGCCATGGTGCCTGGCCCGTGGAACAATGGGACTGATGACTGTCGCGCTGATGGGCCTCGATGACCGCGTGATGCACCTGCCGAGCGATGAGCACGGCAAGGCGCAGTGCGGCGAGCGCATGCGCGACCCCTGGGCGGCTGGCCCTCTGGAGACGATTGCTCAGTCGGCTTCCGAAGCCTGTGAAAGCTGCTTCGATTTCTAGCCACTGACACTGACAACTACGGTGCCGCCGTGCACGTGATGTTGGTGGAGCGCCTGGACCGCCACAACCGGGTCGTGGTAGCACATGGCACCGTCGATGGTCAGGCCGCAGGCGCGTTCGTGCGCTCCCTGGTCACCGACACGATCTCGGCCGAGTGTGAGGACGGCTGGGATCTGTGGCGCTGGTACGTGCGTCAACACAAGGGCCGACGTCAAGTCAACAAGGTCAACATCTACCGCGCCTAGCTGTCAGTGTCAGTGGCCCATAGTGGCCCTTATGTCAAGTCGGGCGCTGGTAGCCGCTCAGCGCGTCGTGGCATCGCTTCCGTTCGGTGCTGTCATGATCGGTGATCGGACGCCCACATTCGGGACAGCACGGTTCGTCAGTCACGCCGCGACGCTAGACGCTGTCATCATCGGTACACGACCACCATGCCCACGACGCCGCGAAGCAACACGACCTCGACGCCCAGGCCGTCGAAGTGCGCCCGGATCTCGTCCATGGGCAGGCTCAGGCTCTCCCCGGTGAGCCCCACCACGAGCACCGGGCGCCTCAGTGGCGCCGGTCGTGGTTCCACAGCAAATAGATCAAGAGGGCTAGGAACACCATGTCGATCAGACTCATCGGTCACTTCCGAACCGTCCTCGTGTTGCGCTCAAGCCAGTAGATGTCGTTGATGTCCCAGTCGTTCATGCTGATGGCCCCACAGGCGCAGCGGCGCACGAACACGTGCACGTTGTTCTTGTCGGTGTAGCCGCCTCGGGTCTGCGTCCAGCAGGTGTGACTCTTGGGCGGGACGATGGCGTCGTGCCACGGCACACCGTTGAGGTTCCACATCTCGGTACCAGATGGTGTGTCCTCACGGATGAACACCCCCTGCGGCGGCATGTCCTCGGTGACGGTGTTGAAGAACGGCACCTTGTGGCGCCGCATGAGGACCGAGGTGACGACCACGCTGGCGACGAAGCTGATCACCAGAGCGATAACGAAGATCCCGATCATGGTCGCTCCCACTGGATCTGCGCCAGGTAGGCCCGAGCACAGGGCAGGCAATAGAACCGCGACCCTGGAGCTTCATCGCCTTCGATCTCGATGGCCACAGAGGCCCCCTTGTCGCACGACCCACCTTCGGGCATCCACCGACCGAACGGGAGCACGCCCTGGTAGATCAACATGCGCTGCTGCTCGTCCGAGAGCCCGTTCCAGCACGTGAGCCCGAACCATCCGGTCGTAGGAGTGTCCATCACGGCGCCAGCCTCCGTAGTGACACCAGGCACCGCTTGCACGTCACGAACTTGGCGTCATGAGGATTCACGGCGCGACCCTTCTTGGTCCCACACAGAGGCACGCCATTGACGCGCAGGTGGATGGGCGGCTGGCGCTTCATAAGGCTGGACACTCACCCTGCATGTGCTCCCAGCCCGCCTCGTCAGAGCCGAAGCGGAACCACCCGGCCTCGATGGGCTTCCCGCACTTGCGGCACGTCACGACCGTCAAGGGCTGCACCATGGTCTCAACGGCCAGCAGCTTCGGCCCTTGACTCAACCCATGCTGCAACTTGACCCCGGTGTCGAACCCGGCCTGGTAGAAGCTCTCGTTCTCAGCCCTCGCAGCGTCCAGAGCGGCCTGTAGCTGTTCGATGGCGTCAGCGGCGGCGAGTGCATCTCGTGGGGAAGCCGTATCCCGTAGCCGTCGCACGAGGTCGCTGTAGTCGCTCATCGCAGCGCCGCCCGCATGGCGTTGACGACGCGGCCCTCACTGCTGCCGTCCCGGACCATGGGCTGCCACTTGATACCGTCGTCCACCCTCGTGTAGGGCAGGTGCGCGCAGGCTTCCGTGGACGGGCTGACCACCATGATGTTCATGGCTTCACGCACGGTCCGGTCCCCGGCCAGGAACCGCGCCTGTAGCTCCCCGGGGACCAGATCCGGGAACGGGTCGCTGATCTTGGCCGTCAGACAATACGTGTCCACCGTCAGACAGGCCATCACCACCGGATCAGCTTCCGCCCACTGCGCCGCGAACGCCGCCAGGCCCAGCAACACCTCGTCCACGTTGTCGGCGCCCATGAGCACCACCATCGTGCCCGAGCGCTGCGTGGTGGTGATCTGAGCGTTCCAGCGCTCCCCGGAGAACATCTCCTGGACGAGCTTGATCTCAAGTTCCAGCCGCTCGTTCACCGTCATGCCGCCGCCGTCCGCTCCACCATGGCCCGCAGGCGCTCGATCTTGTCATCCTGACGGCAGACGTCCACGAAGGCGATCCCGCCCCATATGCCGTACAGCGGGAAGCCCGCCTCGACGGCCTGGAGCGCCAGGAGAGCGCAGTCGCGCTGCCCCGGGCACCCCTGGCACACCGACAGCGCCCGAGCCCGCTTGGCCCGCCCCATGCGCCCGATACCCCAGTCGTCGGGGAACATGGACGGAGCATCCGGTAGCTGACAGTTGGTGATCACTTGCCCCCCAGCACGTTCATGCAGTCCTCTTCTGTCGCGCCGGTACCTTCTTGGCCGGTACCCGCTTCATGACCTTCTTGGGCACTTCCTTGGTCGCCTTGACCGGCTTCACCGGCTTGTCCAGTTGCGGCGCCAGGAACGGCTCCTCTTGCAGGTAGCCCTCCAGCGCCTTGCGGATGATCGTGTTCCGGGGCACCCCCGAGTTGTCGCTGAAGGCCACAAGGCGCTCAGCCAGTTCGTCGGGGAGCCGGATGTTCGTGGTATAGGTCATTACTGGACAGTACCAGTTAGTTCGTCCAACAGTTCCCGGAGGTTCCCCAGGGCCTCCGTGTTGCGCCCGGGGTAGGGCTCGTAGATGGCCCCCTCATAGAACGAGAGCGCGGCATAGAGCCACGACAAGGCGGCGTCCAGTTGGCGCTGGGAGATCTCCCCACCACCCCCCAGCGTCGTCAGAGCGGCGACACCCATGTGCACGGGCGTGTCCGTCTTCCTGGACGAGGCCGAGACCATGCCCTCCGGAATCGGCACCCCTGGCTGCCACCGCAGCGCCAACTCGAACAGCCGGTCCCAGTGAAAGCTCCGGCGCCCGTCCTCATCCCGAGGCAGCCGGTAGTACGGCACCGCTTCTAGTTCCATCCCCCTAACCTAGCCCCTGGTACCACCCAGCAACATAGGTCGGAAGGCCCCTTGGTAGGTAGTAGGGGCGCTCCTGGCCGTGGAAGGACTTGCCGGTCCCTACCCCGTAGGAGCGCCCCTGGAACACTCTACTACTCCTCCCACCGCCCGAGAGCCGCATCCCACTGCCTCTGAATGGCCCTGGCCCCGGCAAAGTCCCGAGCCACACTCTCGGGCGTGGAAGAGGGCGGCAGCGCCCCATCCAGGAGCCTCACCATCAACTGGTTGGTACTGACCCCCTCCACCACCGCCCTAGCCTTCACGCGGCGCCACAACTCCTCGGGCATGCGAATGCTGGAGTTGTGGCTCACTTGAAGTCCTTGACCCTCTTCGCGGCCATGGCAGCCATCTTCTTGTCCACCAACCCCTGGAGATCAGTACCACTTGATACCGGCCCAGCAAGGGAGGGCGGTTGAGGGATGCCCTGGCGCTTACTCACAGCCTGAGGAGGAGCAGCCCTCTTCGAGGACGGCTTCTTGGTGGGGTCTCGTCCCAAGCTCGCTTCGAGCAGCCTGGTGATGAGGTTGTTCAGTGAACGGCTTTCGGCAGTTGCACTCACTTGCAAGCGCTCGTACAACCGATCGTCCATGCGGATGGTCACATTGCGCGTCATATGCACACGATAGCACTCACTTGCACTCATACGCCACCCCCCACACGAGCTACACGAGGAAACACGACAACACGAGGAAATGGCCCTTGACCTGCACAAACGGGTGATCAGGGCCGGTGACATGTGTCACGGGACCATTAATGCGCCCGGGTAGGCCGTATGGCCTACCCACGCACACCCTCTGACCTGGTGTTTCACACCTGGTGAGGTTTGTCAACAACATAGGCCGTAGGGCCTATGTTGTGTTACCAGGTGGTAGTGTGCTAGGGGTGCTCATGTTGTGTGAACATGAGCGCATTAGGGCAGGTCACAGTACGTGCCCATGGTCACGACAGGCGTGTGAGTGTGTCACTCACGCCTAAGGCTAGGTTGGGTAGGGTGTGACTCATGTCATTGCCTGCCCATGGCATGGACGTGACTTGACACACCCTGTCTATAGGCTGAACGACCCTTATAGGCCTGGCCCATGGCGCCGAACTACTCCGCACTTGGTACCGAGCGGTACTAGGGGGACAACGCAAAGGGCGCCCTGTGAGGGGCGCCCTTATACGGTGTGACCAGGTTGTCAGTGTCAGTGCTCGCCAGGCGTCACCCCTCCCGGTAGCTATCGAGCAGTGCGGCGGCGATGCTGTCGTCGTCCAGGATCGTGGTCGCTGTACCGTCCAGTACGGTGCCAGTCACGGCAGCCTTGTCATTGAGGATCGACATGAGCCGTTCATCCACCGTCGCCACGCCATTGGTACCGAGCATGATGTGGCTCACGACCTCGCGAGTCTGGCCGATACGGTCTAGGCGATCCTCGACCTGTTGTAGGTCTCCGGGCGTCCACGGTAGCTCCGCGACGACGATATGACGGGCCGCCGTGAGCGTGAATCCCACGCCAGCGGCGACGATGTTCCCCGCCAGTACCCGGGCCTTGCCTGACTGAAAGGCGTCTACGGCAGCTTGTTTCTGGACCGTGGAATCGTTCCCTGTGATGGTCACGGCGCCGAACGCCTCGACCATGGCGCGGATCGTGTCGGTATGCGTGGCGGCGATGAACACTTGCTCGCCCTCGTCCAGGAGCCCTTGCACGTACTCGACCACGGCCGCGACCTTAGCCTGGCCGATAAGGCGCCGCAGGGTATTGAGCAGTACCAGAGCCTCAGCCTTGCCTGCGGACTCAGCAGCCTTGTCGCCACGCTCGCCCCGCACGTAGGCAATCAGGTCATCTTGCGCCCGCACGTAGTCACGTGCAGCCGTCCCGGCCATGGCGGTCCCGACACTGATACGGCCCTTGCCTGGCAGCGTGAGCACTTCCGAACGCAGGCGCCGCAGGTAGAACGTGGAGACCATGGTCTCGTGAAGCTCACTCAGGTACGCACTCCCACGCGTGCCCCACCGGTCCAGTACCGGACAGTAGCGATTGAGGAACGACCACCAGCCGCCGAACACATGATCGACGCCCGCGATACGTAGCTGGGTGGCTAGTTCACTGGGCCGGTTGACGATAGCCGTGCCACTCATGAGCACCCGCAGTGCACCATGGGGGAGCGTGGCGGCGAGCGCCATGGCGGCACGTGCGCGTTGTGCCTTGTATGACTTGAATCGATGCGCCTCGTCTACCACCAGGGCGCGGATGCCCATCGTGGTCAGTACCCCGTTCACTACGTCACGTGACTTCCCGGTCCGCTGGTCAGTCACCTTGACCAGACCGGCCCACTTGCTGAGTACAGCGTCACCGATCACGTAGAAGTCAGCGTCGGCAGGCAGCACCGGCTTGGTACCAGTCAGCACCACCACGCGGGCACCCGGCACCAGCCGCACAATCTCGTTCCGCCAGTTGAGCGTGAGGCTAGGGGGACACACAACGAGAGCCGGGTACGTGCTGGGTGCCAGCGCAATGGCGGCGATGGCGGCGAACGTCTTACCCAGGCCCATCTCGTCGCCGACGTAGCTACCGCCGAACCGGGCGACGTCGGCATGGATGCGCTGGACTGCCTCGACCTGGTGGTCAAGGAGGGGCAGCGCGAGAGCCGTGAAGTCGAACGACGTCGTAGCGGCGATGGCGGTGGCGGCGACGACGGTAGGCAGGGCCGCGCTAGGCGTGGCGGCGAAGAATGCGGACAGGGCGTTAGTGGGTGCGTTGGTCACGAGAGAAAGCCTATCAGGTAGTTGAGTCAACAGGTGGTCAGGAGGCATAGGCCATTCGGCCTATTTGCCCTGGTCAGGCGTGGTGCATGGGGTACTGCCCACGGTAGTCCGGCGTGCTCGCGAGGCACGGTTCCCCCACGGTCTCGACCAGGTTGGCACCACACTCGGCGCACGCTTCCGACAGGATGGCGTCCACGGTCGTGTAGCTAGGCGCTACCACCTTTCCGGACGGACGGGTCACGGGCCGACCGAGCACGTCGGCAGCTTCCTCATAGGTGGGATACCACCAGCCGTGACGGGCGGCGCACTTCGGGCCGTACCCGGCCGCGAGGGACCTGTCGTCGTCAATATCAAGTCCGCAGTTACAGCAGAAGCCGTGCAGCTTCCCGAACGCGGACGCTTCCTCCTGGCTCATGGCATGGGCGACGCCCTCGCTCACGTAGCGCTTGACGATGGCGACACCACCCCGCACGTAGTCGAACGTGCGCCCACGGAGCACCTTGCACGCCTGATAGCCGTTCTGAGTCGTGTACAGCTTCCACACCGCGGACCCATCGTCCAGCGTGTAGAGACCGTTATCGAGCACCAGGGTAGCGGCGGCGACCGTAGCCGCATCCGCCACGGCGCAATCGCCCTCATGATGGAACGTGAGCCACTTCCCGGTGCTTGACTTCTGAATCCACCCAGCACCGGCCGGAACGTTCCCCTTGCACGTCTGGCACTTTCCGGGGTAGCCGTTCGACCGTTTGGCCGGAGCGGTAGCCGTGGCGGCGACAGTGTTCTTCATGCCTAGAAGCGCCTCGATCATGGCGCTAGCCGTGCCGGACTTCCCGCCCGTCAAGGTGCTCTCTAGTTGCGCCATGGCGGCGGGGACGTCATTGATCCCGGTCTGGTCGGCGGGGATCTGCTGGAGCAGCGAACGGATGAAAGAGATCTGCTTAGGGGAAGCCGGTGCGTTGGTCACGATCATGAGTCTAGGCGCTTTCTTAGGGTCCCGTATGGGCCATACGGCCCTTCTGTTGACTCACCTTAGGAGGGGCGGCGGGCCGTCACCACCAGGGGCACCGCGAGACCGTGCGCCACAGGGCGCCGCAGGCGTCCGGAGCACGTGTCGAACGTGGTCACCAGCACGTGGTCACCACGGTCCTCGACCTTGTGGACCGTGGAGACGTGCGCGAGCACGTCCCCCGGCCGCAGGTCACCGGCCAGCACAACCGTGCTCACGCCGTCACCTCGGCGTTGCGGCGCGCACGCCGCAGCTTGTCTTGCAGGCTCATAGCCTCAGCGGCCAGCGTGGGCCAGGCGTTGGCCTGGCAGTTGTGCCACTCGCTCGACAGGGCGAGGATCAGCGTGCTCATTTCGCCCGCTGTGAGCGTGATCGTGGTGGGTGCGTTGGTCATGAGAGTATCTTACCTCCAAGAGTTGAGTCAACAAATAGGCCATTCGGCCCTTTGGCTCCAAGCTCCAAGGGCTAGCCCTCCCACTCACTGAGGAAGGCCAGCACGTCAGCCGTGTCCTGTGACGTAGCTCCAAGCACGCGCCCTGTGATGGTGCACGCATCGCCCGCACCGGTCACCGCGTACAGGTCGCCTCCAAGGTCGTAGAGCACGTGGAAGTTGTACGCACACATGAAGTTGCGCGATACGAAACGGCGGCGCAAGGCAGGCGTGACAGGGACGTCACGCTCGATCCGCGGCCAGGCGTCAGCCGGGAAGGGCCGCAGGTCCAGGTCCAGCATCACGGCACACGGTTGGCACGTGGGCACGTCACCCAGGATCGGATGCGAGACCACGCCCGCAGCGGGGCGCACGCACCGGGCGAACCACTTGCACGTGGTCACTTGACCGGCTCCAAGGGCGCCGATGCGAACAGGTTGCTTGCGTAGTACACGCGTCGCGACTGGTCGCCGTCCCGGTCCAAGAACCGAAAGCCCTTGTAGTTGCCGGTGTCCATGAGCACGTCCTCGATCATGCCAGCGACCGCGTAGCGGGCCTGCACCTGGTCATCGGCCGAGTTGGCGAGCATGTTGTTGGCGAAGTCGAGCACGCGCTTGACGTTGATCGTCTTGCGAGCCTTGACGTTGGTGCTGGTCGAGTAGGGCATGAGAGTATCTTACCTCCTTGTTGACTCAACTACTATGGTCCATTAGGCCCTGCTTCTGGCGCTCGTACACAGCGCTGGGATGTTGTGCCATGGCGCACGCCCTGCACACAGAGACACCACCCATGCGGGTCGTAGCCTCCTGTGAGCACGGACGCAGCCACTCGTCAGACGACTGGCAGGTCACCGGTACACCACCCGGACCTCACGAGCCTCTAGGCACTCCTTGACTGTGAAGTCAGCGCGCACCCGGCCACCCTTGTGAGCGAGGTTGTAGCCGACAGCGAACGTCGTGATGCCGCGGTTCTGTAGCACTCGGATGGCCGAGAACGTAGGCAGCGGTTGGCCGATGTGGTCGGACCAGCCGAGACCGGGGTAGAACACCTGTTCGATGCGAGCATCGCTCGCCCTCGTGTTGAGGTTCCGACGCGACAGGTGGCGACGGATGGGCAGCGGGGGAGTGTTGTGATTGGTCATGAGATGGCTTTCATCTGCGTGATGGACCGGCGTGCGCTCTTGCGGCCGGGATGCGGACAGGTGACGATCGCGGTGGGCGAGCACACACCGATGGTGTGCTGGCAGGTCGGGCACTGGTAGGTGGTCATGAGTACAGCTTACTTGACTGTTGACTCAACACCTATGGGCCATTCGGCCCTAGCTACCGTCAGCACGTGAGCGAAATGTTGGTGCAGCCGGTCAGCAGCGCGCAGCGCCGCGGCCTCGTTAGCCTCCTGTGAGACCAGGGACGAACGAACCGCCAGGCCGGTCGAGTCGAGCGTGACAAAGCCGACGTGGTAGCTCACGGTGCCACTCTCGTAGGTGATCGAAGCAGCATCGATGATGCCACCTGGTACGTCGTAGGTCACCAGTGTGGTGTACGTGCTCTCAGTCATCCCTCGCCCCACGTCTGCACCACGTCACCGGGGAGCACGCGGAACGTGCCACCGCGGATCGTGCCGAAGTCGATGGTCAGCCACTTGCGGCCGACGATGGTCACGGTGCCGAAGCACACCACGCCGAACATGGCGGGATGGAAGGCCTCGACCGTGTCACCGACCTTGAAGTCGGAGAGTGTGAAGGTGGTGGTCATGGTGTCCATTCTAGTGAGTAGTTGAGTCAACAGCTATGGGCCATTCGGCCCTAGAGCAGACCCTCGGACGTAAGCAGCTTCACCAGGTCCGCGAGTCCACCCTCTAGCTCCGTGGCATGCGAGACGAACGCAAAGCGCTCACCGAACGTGAAAGCAGCGTTCACGAAGCAGCAGCTACCCCCGGCCATCATGCCGACGTGGCCGATGGCCTTGCCCTCGCGCATGATGGCAGCGCTGGACTTGTTCTTGCGGCGAAGCGTCAACATGGTACCAGTGTACCGGACGTGTTGACTCACCACCATGGGCCATTCGGCCCCTTATCTGGTGGTACCAAGTGCTGTCAGTGTCAGTGCGCTCGTCGGACCGTAGCGAGCACCGCAGGCCAGGGCACCACCCCCAGACTCGGTCCACCATGTGGCGACAGGGGACCAACCTGGTCGCTACGGCCCGAACAACGCACTGACACTGACGGTCTAGAGCCCTTCCTCGTTGGCGAAGCGCTGCATCATGTTGACGCAATCGTCGCGGTAGCGCTCAGCAGCACACCACGCACTCTCGCCCTTGAACGTCTTGCCTCGCGGCCACGTGGTGGCCCACTCAGGGCGCTTGGAGACGCTGACACGGTGGGCGCCATCCTCGTAGCGGTAGCCACCACGTGAGTCGAGCAGCGGCCCGGTCTCGATCTGCACGGCGCCGATGCGTGAGCCGTAGTAGCCGTTCACGTTGGTGCGGGCGATCGTGCTCCAAGGGCCTGGTGTGCTGTAGCGGGTCATGGGATCAGTCTACCGATCCTGTTGACTCAACGCATGAGTCATTCGGCTCATTGCATGCGAAGGCAGGATCGCACTCGTCCTCGCACGCCGCGCAAGGCAAGGGGCACGGTTCATCGTGGCGAGGATCGTGACAGTGCATCATCGTGCGCTCCAAGCGGCACGCTTGGCCTCGTCCACGCGCATCCGGTGCTGGGCCTCCAAGACCTGGGACTCCAAGACCTCACGCTCCGTCCAGCGCTTCACCTCGGAGGCGATCTGGTCAGCCGTGTCATTGCGGCCGATCATGGTCCACACCATCATCGAACCGTTGACGAACGCAGGCCACGCGATCATCTCGTCGGCGTGCTTCTTGCACGTCACGAACGTGGCCCACCGCCATCCCATGGTGTCGGCCTCGTCCAGTACCACGTCGTTCAACAGGCAGACGACGATGCGGTTGGCACGTGCGCTGCACCGGCCAGAGCCCTGGCACAGTCGGCCAGCGGCCCGGTTGCGCTCGCAGCGCTCGTATGTCTCTTGGCTCACGCTGTATCCCATGAGAGTCAGTCTACACTCTCTGTTGACTCAACGCCTGAGTCATTCGACTCATTGTGGATGCGAGCCTCGGGGCCAAAGCCGCACCAGCACACCCGCATGCCGTACAGATCACAGGGATTGAACCGATGGGTAGCTGACGCGGCCGGGAAGTCATCCGGCGTGACCACGGTGAGCATGGTGGAACGCTTGGGCCGTTTCGGCTCATTGGTGGTCCAGCCCTCGTCGCTCTCGTTGTCGCGGTACTGGATGACCACCAGGGCACCGGGATTGATCTCCTGGTAGATGGCAGCCGCACTACGAGGGTGGTAGGCACTCGTGGGATCGAACGGGCCGTGCTGCATGGAGCAGCCATTGACCAGCACCATGTACTGGTAGCGGACCATCTTGTCGGCCATTAGAACGTGCCCTCGTGCTCGGTGTAGTCGATGCCATCGAGAGCCGCAGCCATCTCGGGCGTGATCAGGGTGTAGCGCTGGATATAGACGCCATGGTCCACGTCCTCGTCAGTGATGACGACCTCACCCGAACGGATGCGCTGGACTAGCTCGTCAGCGACCTCGTAGTCCTGGATGGTGTCCAGAGCGAAGGTATCCCAATCGCTCACGAGGTTGACAACCTCGCGGCCTCCAAGGAACTCATGCAGGAAGGCAAAGGGCGCACCGTCGTGGACACCAGGATCACAGCCGTCGCCATCGGTGTTGTCGAGCCAGATCTGGCCGTCGAAGCGGACGACAGAGCCGCACTTGTAGCAGATGCTCGGGGTGATGGTCATGAATCCTCCTGGTCGTCGTCCCACTCGTCAGGAGTGGGACCGTTGAAGCGGCGCCCGTTGATAGACGACGCCCGGAGACGCTGACCATCACGGAACGCTTGGCGGTCCGCATCGTTCCAGCGGTGGAGTGTGCGGCTCATGTTGAACAGTCTACTCCAAGAGTTGACTCAACACATGGGCCATTCGGCTCATTCGGCGCAGACCTCGGCCCACTCCAAGGGGAACAGAGCCACCACCGCATCGTCGGACCCTTCACAGGCTCGCAGGTAACGCTTGATCAGCGCTGACTCGTCCTCGGTGCAGTCGATACCGTCGCGCTTGCGCTGGATGGTGGCCGTCAACTCACTGAGGATGACCACGTTCGGGTTGGTCTCGGGGCCGTCACCGACCACCATGCCGGTACAGGCCTCGTGATGGTCACTCACCACGCAGCCACACTCGGGGCACAGGGCCTCGCAGGGGTAGGGCGCGTGGTCCATCTCGTCGTACGAGGCGCCGCACGTAGTGCAGAAGTCACCGCCACCAGTGTGAGCATGATCCTCGCCCCGCACGTCCTCGTAGGCCTCGATGCGGCCATCCAGGAGCGCCTGACCCGTTATTGAGCCGGGGCCAACGATCTGGTTGTTGTTGGCGATGCGCCGGTTGACGTCAGCGATCATGGCGAGCACCGTGGCCCTCGTGTCCAGCAAGGCGTTGGCGTAGCCCGCCTGGTTGGCCCGCTGCACGTTGTTGCCTGCCTGGTCGTACTCACGGCAGCGCTGCTCGGCGTAGCGAGCCTGGGCAGCCAGGCTGTCAGCTAGTTCTTGCAGGTTGGTGGGGTTGGTCATGATGAGAGTCTACCTCCCTCTGTTGACTCAACGCCTGAGTCATTCGACTCATCCTCAGGCTTCCAGTTGAACGGGCGACTGAGGCTCAGCTTGCCTGCGTTCACAAGCTGCTGGATGGCACCAGCGGCCTCGTCCGAGACGTTGGCCTCACGGATGACGTGGAGCAGGTAGGCAGCGTCCAAGGCCCGACGACGCTGGGTAGCGGCCCTCTGCTCAGCCTGTTCGGCCTCAAACTTGGCACGCTGGGCGCCGATGCGCTTCTGGTAGGTCTCGAAGTCAACGACCTGGCGCTTGTTGACCAGGTAGTACTGACCCTCTCGGTAGGTGCTCGGCTCACCCTGAGCCTTGTCGGCCTCGACCGTCACGACCAGGACGTAGTCACCGCCCCGCGACTTGTAGCCGTACCAGTCCTCGATGGACTGGCCTTGCCTCATGTGGACGGGGCCGGGACCACTGCCACTCATGTTGGCCCGAACGACGCGCACGGTGGTCCACTGCGACTTGTCGGCATCCCAGCCAGTGCGGCCGGAGCGGTTGATCAGGGCGTAGACCTTGCGGCCCTCCCACATTTCCTCGTATTTCATGATGTAAGTCTACCTAGTTTCGTAGGGTTCGGGAATGGGTCATTCGGACTGTTAACTCAACACCCTCCAAGGGTGTCAGTGTCAGTGCCTCACCACGGCCCGCACAGACCGTGATACCGCTCGGTCAGGCCGGAGCCGTCACAGATCGACCAGCGGTAGCGGTAGACCTCGCCCTGGGCGATCGGCCCGGAGCAATCGTCGCACTGGTACTCCTTGCGGGCACGCTGTAGGCGTGTCACCACCAGGACCGTGCCGACTTCCTCGTCGTGATGGACCCGAAGCTCGCTCATCCGTACGCCTCCATGATGGCAAGCTCGGCCTGGTACTTGACCAGAGCCTCGGCCGCACCCTTCGCGAGCCGGTTGTAGGCATCAGCGGCGCGGTTGACGTTCTGCGTCAGGCTCGCCCGACGTGCACCCTCGGCATGTGCGGCCTCGTCGCGCAGGTAGCGCTGGACCGTGGCCTCGACCGCCTCCAAGAGGGGCCGCACGTACGTCTTGGGCGCTCCACCCATGGCTCGGGCTAGCTCGTAGTCCACCGTGCCGTCCTGGGGGATCACGCCGTAGACCTGGCTGTTGCTGTCGCCCTTGGCGTCGCGCTCGGCCTGGTTGCGGGCGTACCAGTAGCCCTTGGGCTGGCCCTGGTCGTTGGTGTGGATGTACCGGATGGCGTACTCGTTGCCCCGGTAGACCAGCGTGCCCTCTACGAACACGTCATCGGTGCTCATGGCACACACCATGAGTCCACCGGTCACCTTGCCGTGGTTCACGTCCATCTGGACGTTGGCGACCCGCTCGTGCCACTCGGGCACCGGAACGGAGAGGGGGAGAGTTTCCTCAATGTCGTAGGTCTTGGTCATGAGCACAAGTCTACGCTTGTTGAGTCACCACCGCATGAGGCAAACGGACCATTTCGTCAGGTTCCGTGTCAGTGTCAGTGGCCTCGATGGTGGGATCACCGTGCAGAGCAAACGTGTGCTCGCAAGGCTCACCCTTGGGCGGGGCGAACATGATGCGCTCCACGTCCAGCCGGTCGAGAGCATCCAGCAGAGGCACGCACGCCGTGACCATGGCACCCAGGATGAACAGGGCGCCGATCATCGCCGCGACCTTGTGCGTGCCCTCCGCGAAAGCGCCTGTGTACACGTAGCCGCCGACCGTGAACAGGACACCGGTAGCGCCCATCCAGCACCAGAAGCGTTTGCGCTGGCTCATCGTGCGTGCACCGGGCAGTGCTTCCCCTCGTCGTGCAGGATGCCACCGCCCCGAAGCTCACGGCCGGTGCACAGAGACTCCATGGCCTCAGCACACACGGCCGGATTGTCGAACGTGAGCAGGAGCGTGTACGGACGGGTGCCGTACTCAGCTTTGGCTACGAACGCCACATTGATCCAGTGCTCACGGTACCGATGCTCTTGTGTCACTCGATCAACCCCCGGTGTCGTGCTTCGCCCTCCAAGCAGTCTCGCATGAGGTCGGTTCCCCAATCCTCTCCAAGACGACGACGAAGCTGGGCGTCCGTCATGTCGCGCACGTCCAAGCCGTTGATCATGGCCTGGCCCTTACGGGGACGCTCACCGGGTCCACGTGTCTGCTGGTAGTCGCTCACGATCACAGTCTACCCGCCATTGTGTTGACTCACCATGAGCCATCCGGCCCATCTTGTGGAGCACCGGGGAGTCGAACCCCGCTAGCTACCCATGCCCCGATGGAGTGCCCCGTCAGTGTCAGTGCTCAGGCCAGCACGAAGAACGCCAGCGTGACCACCACCATGGCCGCAAACAACACCTTGCCAGCCAGGCGATGGCGTACTGACCAGGGGTAGCGCTTGCGGTAAGCACGGCGCTTCACTCGGTACCGGCGCTTGACGTCACGGTCCCAGGCTCGGCGCATCTTGCGCTCACCACGCCGTGTCTCGACCACGTGCATCCGGCCGTAGACGTCTACAGGCACCTTGATCGAGCAGAGGGGCACGTCGCGAGAGGACCCAGCGGTGCCGTTGACGGGAGGAGGAGGACCAGTCAACGGCACCGATGAGGGTGGGGGAGGAGGCAAGTCAGACCCCGGCTCGTGCCGCACGCTCACGGGTGACAAGTACCAGCCACGCGCCTCCAAGAAGGAGGGCAATCGCTCCAAGGGCCAGCGGAAGCGAGACGGTACCGGTCGTGGGTAGTTCCGTAGGGACGTGCGGTGCAGGAGTGGCAGCACTGTCCGGCGTACTGACGTCCGGCGTGGTGCTCGGCGTGGGGGGAGCAGTGGTGGCAACGGTGGTCACCACGCTCGGGGGCACGGTCGTCTCCACAACGCTGGGGGGAGTCGTGGGGGGCACCGATGATTCTGGCGTGCTCGTGACAGGTGTAGACGTGGGAGGCACGCTGGACTCAGGCACGCTGCTCGGTGCGCTGCTAGGCGGTACCGATGACTCGGGCACAGACGAGACGGGCACGCTGCTCGGCTCGCTGCTCGGGGTGCTGGACGGCGGCACACTGCTGTCAACCTCCGTGCTGCTCGGGGTGCTGCTCGGCGTGGACGTGGGCGGTTGGTAGCTGTGACTGCCGTGGGCCGACGCAGAGCCGATGACGAACGCACTCCCGCCGAACATCACGGCACCAGCCAGTAGCAGGTGCTTGATGTGCATGGTTCGGCACCCTATCAGGCTCCAAGATTCATAGGGATAGGCCGTTTGCCCTATTGCTTGCAGGCACGCCTGTGAGTCAAGCACACCAGGACCACGCCCACCAGCACCGACATGACTCCAACACTCCCCAGGGGCACGCTCGGGCTACCGGTGACCGGCAGGGAGGCAGCCGGGGCCGTTGTTGCCACATGGTGCGACTTGGGTGGGCCTGTACGGACCTCTGAGGCCGTCTTGTCAGTGTCAGTGGCTACCGGTGACCCTGCCAGCGCCGTTGACGGCTCCTGCGCCACTACAGCGGTCGTGGTGGTGGGATCAGGCGTGGTAGCTCGGGGACTGTCACAGGACACAGGCTCCTGCGTGGGTGATCCAGGGACGATGCACACCGGCACGCCGCCGATGACCGTCTGGTGCGGGGTGGTATCAACCGGGGCCGTGGTCGTGGTAGTGGGCGCGCCACACGCCACGTCTCGGGATGCAGTCCAAGGAGTGAACACCTTGGTACCGTCTGACAACGTGCCAGCGACCCGGCCGCTCTCGCTCAGAGTGTTGCGAAGCTGAGCCGTGATGGCCTTGCTCTCGCCCGGTCCCAGGTCCAAGCCGACGATCCATGAGTCGGCCGTGGCACTCTGACCGTGGAAGGCCAGCGCCGCATCGTTGGTGATGGTGACTACCACGTGGTAGTCACAGTCCATCGAGCCGTTGGCGATCATGCCTGGCCCATGATGTTGCGGGCGTCCCGAATGAGAGTCACCAGCGTGCCCGGAGCGCCGTCAGTGGTGAAGTCGTCAGCGACGTGACGAACGAAGCTCGCAAGCTCGCCCACGTCGTACCCCTCGCTGGGCGAGTCTCCCTCGGGGCTGTCGCCGTACATGAGCCAGTTGCTCAGCGTCTCGTCCAGGTCGGTGATCTTCTCCATGGCGTCGTCGCCGTAGAACTTGATCTCACAGCCAACAGAGCCGTAGACGATGTGGAGCGTGTGACCGGTGCGACCGATGACCTCGACGCCATTGCTGGTGTAGCGCTCGGGCACGCTGGTGAGTTGAACGCTGGTGACGGTGTCCAGCTTAATCGTCTTGCGCTGGCCGAAGGTGTCCCACAGGCAGATAGCTCGGGCGTTGACGACGTAGTCGGTGTAACTGCTCATGCAGTCAGTCTAGTTGCGTTGACTCAACAGCGCATGAGTCGTTCGGCTCATCTTCCAGCACGTCCCACACGTTGGTCACGAACTCGACCAGGGGCAGGATGGGATCACCGCGCTTGCACGTCCACTGCACCAGGCCCAAGCCGGTCAACCGGCGCACGTGACCTTGTACACAGGACGTGCTGAGACCGGTCCTGTCGCGCAGATCGTGAATGCTCTCCACGCCGTCCATGACATGGAACAGAAGCTCGGTAGCAGTCGGACCCACGGCCTCGAAGCCACGCATGCGCCAGTAGCCGATCTGCTGCGGTCGCCAGTTGGGACCTAGCTGCTGCGGCGCAGAGGGCGGAACTACAAGAGCCTCCGGAGAGGCAGGGTCATCCGGAGGCTCCTGCATCGGTTCCAGTGTAGCGGCTTTGGCACCCTCTACACATGGGCCAAACGGCTCATTCGACTGTCAGTGTCAGTGGGCGAATCGTGATGACTCACCATGACAGGAACGTGTGTTCTTACCCCTCCTTGGGGGTGCTGCGTGGTGCAGGCTCGGGCGGCGCAGCATCGAGCACAGCATCGAGCAGTTCGCCGGGGTTGGGCAGGGGCTTGACGTCGAGCGGTTCGTCATTCATGAAGGCCACGCTTTCGTAAAGATGTTCTGCTTCATGTCCCGGTAGATCTGGTACTTGGTACCACTTGTGGCCTGCCACCCAAAGCTGTCCTCTCGACCGTCGCCGGTCTTGCGGTCGATGGCACAGAACCAGAAGAACGGGCCGAGACGGTTGGCGTACTGGTTGAGGCAGCCACCGGGGAGGTAGGCGTTGAGCGCATCCTGAGCCCGCTGTGACTGCGTGGCCTGATTGCCACCCACGGCGCTACGGGGACAACCGGTCTCGGTGGTCCACAAGCTCACGCCCCGCCCTGGTGCGTACTTGTCGATGATGGCGAGCGCCGCCGCCACTGCCTTGGGTGACCATGACGGCCAGTTACCCACGTCCTTGCACGCCGTGTCGGTGTCCAAGTACGGGTGCCAACCGACAGCATCGCAGGCCGAGAACAGACCTTTCTGGCCGTAGCTCTCGATGGTGGACAACGCGCCACACCCTGGCGGGGACGGCTGGCCGGTGGACTGGAACACCGTGTCGGCCGTGGACAGGCCTCCGCTCACGACGATCATCTGAGGCACTGACGCCTTGATCGCCGGGTAGGCAGCCTTCATCATGCGCGTGTACTTGCCTCGGTAGGCGTCATCCGTGGACGGCTGGCCGGTCCAGAAGCCGGAGAGATTCTGCTCGTTCCACAACTCGATGGCGGTCACGCCCATGTTCCACAGGTGCCCCGCCGCCTTGCTGCACCAGTCGGCATAGTCCCCGTCGTTGGTGGGCGGGTTCTTGTCGTTGGACGCCCCGTTCATCCATTGAGGCAACATGTACAGAATCGGTAGAGGCTTGATTCCGCGGGTCAGGGCCACTTGGACCCAGCGGTCAGTGTCGGCCCAGTTGTAGACGCCCTTCTGCGGGGACACCTGGCGCACCGGGTAGTCACCACGCCACCAGCCCGCGCCGACGTCCTTGATTATGTCGCCCTGTTGGGCCAGGAAGTCAGACGGCACGCCCTGCACCTGCTCTAGCGGCATGGAGAACGCGCCATAGCGCTGGCCGAGAGTCTGTGTGGTCGTGGGCGGCTGGATCGGGGGCTGGATGGGCGGCTCAACCGGGGGTGTGACGGGCGGCTTGTACGCCGCTAGGGCGTCAGCGTCGGCATTGATCGCCGCCGCTGCGTTGTTGACGTTGGTCGCCTGTTGAGTCAGGGCGGTGCCGACGTTGGTTAGGGCGGTGGCCTGCTTACGCAGGTCATCGATGACTGGTTGCAGGTCACTCATGCAACCGAACCGTAACACGTCACCACTTACCCCTCAGCGACCAGCCGTTCAGCCTCCACGAACAGATCCAGGTCGAAGATGCGTACCAGGTGGAAGGCCCGACACAGGTCGCCGCCGTCCTCGTCAACGATGATCCGGTTGTGATCGCCCTTGACCATGGCATCGATGGCGTCGCGGCAGTCCGGGATGGCGTTGGGGCACTCCATCGCCCACGTCATCCACCACGTGAGCGCATGCTCGGTGCCCTTGAACAGGATCATCTCGGGCAGGAGTTGAGCCAGCGGGTGTTCAGTCATCCGTCCAGCCTCTTGCACGTGGCGCATTCCGGAGCATCTGATGCGGTGCCCTTCCACGTGGAGTACGTGATGAGCACGCCACACAGGGTCAGTTCAGCACCACCAGGGATACCACGGACGTGGTGAGCGGCGACGTGCTGCTCAGTTGCCAGGCCCTCGGCATTGACCGAGACGTCGGGGTAGTTGACCGTAGTCATGACGTCAGGTAGTTCACGACGATGTTGCGGGCGTCGGGCCACTCGATCTCGACCTGCTCGGCGTAGACAGCAGCCGTGATCTCATCGGAGAAGGGCACCGAGAAGTGCTCAGGCCCAGCGAAGTGCGGACCATCGATGGAGAAGGTGACGGAGTGGGTGGGAGGCATGGTCTCAGTCTACTCCCTCTGTTGAGTCATCACCATGGGTCATTCGGCCCTCCGTGGTCTGCGCGCCATACCTCGTAACGAGCCTTGACGATCACCAGGACTGTCAGTGTCAGTGCACTCAACAGCGCGATGCGCTTCATATCGTGCCCCTGAGCATCACACTCTTGACCGTGACCGTTATCTCGGGACTCAGATCTTCGGCCTCAGCAGCGATGGCCTCGGCCAGAGTGTTGATGTTGAGCGTCGGCTCGTCAGGATTGGGCGGCTCGTGATGCACCACCCGCAGCGTCACCTCGTACTCGTAATCGTGCGCCTTCATGCGTACGGGCCGCTCGGATTGTACGGGCGCACCGTCACGTCACCAGGCTTGTCCCACACCACGGTCCCTGATTCCAGGTCCAGGATGTACGGGGCATTGTCCCACGTGGGCGACTCCATCCAGTCGGTGAGCCGCAGAGCATCGTCAGGCGCGAAGCCCTGACGCTCCATGGTGCGGCGAAGGGACGCCCGCCGCCATGCCTTACGAAACGTCTGACGCTTGCCCATGCTCTGTCCCTCTCGTCTCTTTGACCCACCCTGCCCACCAGGACAGAGCATCGTACAGGTTCGGTACCTCGGGGAAAGTCTCGGGGTGACCGAACCAGGTGGAGCGGACCACGCTATTGCCGTGCACGTCGTAGCCCTTGAAGATGGCGACGTAGTCACTGGTCGTGACCGTCTTGGCCCGGTGGAACAGCGACCGGCGCACGTCCACCAGCCACGCGTACTCGTAGTCGAAGTCAGCGAACGCCTGTACCCACATCCACGTGGTGTCGTCCACTCGGGTGCCCTCGGCCGGTTGCACGGCAGCCAGCTTGTTCAGGATGCCCGCTAGCTCGTCGTTCACCAGATCGGTGCCGTGGATGGCCCGACGTTGGGCCGCAGTAGCAGTCATCACCGCCCCAATCTAAAGACGGTGATGACGAGAGCGAGCAGAGAGACCGGACGGACCCGCCGCTGCTCACGGTACCGGAGCGCTCGGGGCTGCTTCCGCAGCCGCATGGGAGGCATGGGGAGCATCAGACGGCCACCTTCCCCTTGTTGGCGTTGATGGACGCCATGAGGTCGGACAGGAGGTCAGGACCGGACGGCTGTGCGTCAAGGACCACCGCAGGCTCGACACCCGCCGCCTTGTTGTCCACGTAGGTCTGGATGGCCTGCGACGTGGTATCGACCAGTACCGGGGCGCTCACGCCCACGCTCTCGATCAGCGCCAGAGCAAGGTCGCTCTCCTGCTTGCTCACGGTCGCCGTGGGCAGATCGATGGGCTGGCGGATGGCGTCGGCCGTGACCACGTACCGGAGGTCCCCGGCGCAGTCCAGGATGGCGTACCGGGCCGGTCCCCGCATGGCGAGCTTCACCAGCGCGACCACCTTGCGCTCCTTCATGGCAGCGAGCAACAGCGTCAGCGCCTTGACACCGGACGGGTCCGACTTGCCCTTCACCCGGCGTGGCCTGATCTGGTACAGGCCTTCCGTGAGGTACTGGCCCAGGTTGCGGGTCTGGATGAACGTCTCGATGACGGCGATGCCCTTCGGCATGGTTGCGTCAACGATCTCGTCGTCGTCCAGCGTCACCCACGCACCGGACGTTGCCTCAGCACGGCGCACCACGTCAGCGCGATCGATGATGACACCGGTCGTCTTGTTGGTGAGCGCACGGCCCACCGGCTGCCAGGCGCCCTCAGCGTCCTTGGTGAACTCCTTGCGGGCGATCCGCACTTCCTCGGTGCCGGTGTAGGCCGAGACCGGAATGTTGAGCAGACCCCAGGAGATGGTGAAGGAGGTTGTGGCCCGGTTGGGAGTGGGGGCGATTGCTTTCATGTCTCTATTCTACTCTTTCCGTTCCTTGTACGTATGGGCCGTTCGTACCATTTGGTACCGCCCCTCACCCGAATGGTGAGGGGCTGTCGGCGAAGTTGTCGCCAGAGCCAGTGAGCGGGTGCCGGTTGTCGGCAGCGTTCGCGATCAGGCCCTTGAACGACCGGGACTCGACAATCTCATCGAACACCAGTTTCTCGTCGGCCGTGAACATGGAGCGCAGGACGAACAGCGCCATGTCAACGCCATCCTCGATCACGTCTGAGCAGACCCGCATGAGCGCGCTGGTACCAACTGGCGTCCGGATATGGCCGGTGGCCCTCGCCTGGCGCAGAGCGTCACCCAGCGTGCGAACCGCATCGTTAGGGATCAGCCGGTGCTCGACCGTGGGATCGTAGGCCCATTCCAGGTGCCGGAACCGGTTGGCGAAGGCCTCATTCAGCGCACCCGCGCCCCGGTAGTTGGGGTTCATGGTGCCGACGATCCACAGGTCGGGACTGATGTGCACGGTCTCAGGCATGAAGCCGTCGCCGGGGACCTTGACGGCCTTGGCCCGGTTGGTGAACGAACGCCGCCAGTCGGCCATGGGATGCAGGGAGGACGTGACCCGCTCCGGCATCATGTTCACTTCGTCCAGGTAGAAGATGCCGCCGATCCTGGCAGCCATGTCAGCGATGCCGGGGAGCCAGACGATCTGCTCCTGGCCGGTCTCGGGATTGGTCCAGGCCGTGGGTTGACCGAACATGTCGAAGTCGGTGATGCCGTTGCTGGCCGAGAGGGTGAACACCGGGACCGGGAGCACCTTGCCATCACGGTTCAGGCCCATGGCCTCCCCGATGTGGATGGCGAGGACGTTGACGAGCATCGTCTTGCCACCCTGCGTGTCGCCCACCAGCAGGACGTTCTCCCGGCTGGCCCACTTCGCCAACAGGTACTCGACGTCAGTCTTGCCATTGGGCAGCTTGCGACTCACGTACTCCTGCACCAGCGCCGGATCGGGCCGGAACATGTCGAGACGAGGGTCATCGATGGTCAGCGCGACCGATTCCTCGTGCGTCACCGTCAGGTGGCGGGGAGCGGTGCGCTTCATCACTTTGGTGGGCTGCTCGGTCACTGTCGTCCTCTCGTCTCAGGTTCGATGCCCATTCTAGCAAGGTCCCGTACCAGGTGCATGGGCCGAAAGCACCATTCTGTTGACTCACTACTCTCTCACGTGTTGACTCACCCACCACCAGAGCCGAAATAGGTCTCCCGGCCCATGTAGTGGGTACGGTACCCTGCTAGACTGGTGCTCATGACCGAACCAGACGCCACCCGCACGCTGCGGGACGTGAGGCGGCAGCAGGCCAGTGAGCGCCGCCGCCTGAAAGAACAGCAGCAGCGGACCCGAGAGCGGATGGATGCCGTCTCGGACAAGATGAGCACTGAACAGGCTGAGCGCATCCGCCGCCACAACGCCGTGGTAACGGGCATGGTGCCCCGCATCACCGGGGCCGTGGACTCGTGGGCAGGCAAGCGCGTGCCCATGAACGTCCAGCACCCGGCCAGCCGGTTCTTCGCCGCTACGGACTTTGAGCGCATCACGCTCATGATCCCCGAGACCGAGACCATCGACCTGGACTTTGCGGCTGACCTGCGTGGACTGGCGTATCACGAGGCCGGACACATCTTGAAGTCGGTCCCCTTCGCCACGCTGGTCAACGCCGTCATGCCTCTCGATGAGAACGTGGCGAGCCACAGCAACCGCATGCGGAGCCTTTCCAAGATGGTCGATCTGGACCAGGACAAGCTCCACCAGGCGTGGAACGTGCTGGAAGATCAGCGCATGGAGTCGGCCATGGTGCGGGAGAGCACCAACCTCGGCCGGTACTACAACGTGATCGTCTTGGAGCACGTGCTGCACGGCGGGGTGTCTGACATTGCCTACATGTGGGTCTACGGGCGCAAGCACGTGGATGCCGACGTGCGGGCGGCGGCTCGCGCCGCCATGGTCGTCCAAGAGGGTGAGGCAACGGTCCAAGCCGCTGAGCGCCTGATCGACACGTACAAGCAGTCCAACGACCCGCTCGTCATGTGGGAGTCGGTCGTCAAGTTCGGTCAACTCATCGGGCACTGCTCGAATGGCGGCGACCTGGGCAACGGGGCCATGGATGACCATGAGGAAGCCCGCAACCCCGAACCCAAGCCGTTCGACCTTGATGAGTCAACGGAGCCGTCACCAGAGCCAGACAGTGAAGGCGAGTGCGACGGCGACGGCGGTGACGGTGAAGATGAGGAAGGCACCGGAGCGCCCGGTGGCGACGGTGACGACAACGACAGTGAGGATGACGCTGAGGGTCAAGAGGGTGGTGACACCGCTGACCGCCAGGCTCACGGCGATCCCGATGCCTTCCAAAGCGACACCGGAGCGTCCAAGAGCGTCAACGATGCCGATTGGAGCCGCCGCCTGGTGACTGACGCTCTCAACAAGGCGAGGGAGTCGCGCAACCGGGACGGGAACGTGCTGGGTGACGTCAAGGCGTACAACCAAGCCGTGTCCGAGGGCCGGGGGAAACTCCCGGTGGCACGCATCCCCTACACCGTAGAGCCTGACGCCATGGTGACCAGCCAGGCCGTCAAGCTGAATCAGGCTCTCCGCAACCTCATGGAGCAGGCGCGTGCTGAGTCATCGCCCACGTGGCAGACGCAGCAGCGGGCGGGCGTGCTCGACGTGCGGGCGTACATCACCCGCCAGCCTGGCGAGATGGAGTTCTACAAGCGCTACGCCGAGGGCGGCGACATGCACCTGCCGAACATGGCGGTGAGCCTGTTGCTTGACGGGTCATCCTCCATGGATCACCAGGCCCAGCGCCTAGCCATCGCCGCGTTCGGCGTGAAGTCGGCCTGTGACGTGGTGGGCGTGCCCTGCACCGTCACGGTCTACGACACCGATGCGTACCTGTTGTGGGATGACGAGGATCGTCCGATGGACGTGCCGTACAACATCCTCCCCAGCGGTGGTACCGATCCGAAGCGGGTGCTCGACCTGCTCGACATGCAGAAGTGCGACAAGGCCAACCACCTGGTCATCATCATGACTGACGGTGCCTGGTCACACCAGTGGCAGACGTCGCTCTCGCTGGCGCACTACGCCGCCGCCGACCGGGACATGGTCCTGTTCTACCTGGACTGTGACCCGGCGTACGGGCCGCAGGGCACCGACACGTGCTCGCTGGTGCAGCGCATCGATGACCTACAGGAGATTCCCCGGTTCCTGATGCGCTACCTCGTACGGGCGATGTAATCGTGACTCAACACCCACTGACACTGACAGGCAGGCCATGAACAGCGACACGGCAGGACTCATCCTCAACGTCTACCTCATCATGCGGCGGCACCAACGGGTACTAGCCGCTACCGGGGACAACCGTCTGGCGAACAAGGCCGCATGGCACACCTACGGGCTGATCTGGCTAGCCGGGTGGGCGTTCATCGCCCCTCTCGGCTGCCTGTTCCTGGCCCTGTTCTCACCGGGCTTCCTGGTGGCCGCAGGCATCCTCGCGCTGCTCATCCCGGTCTGGTTCTACGCCTGGTCGGCTGATCGTCGCTGGGAGGCCACGCTGAGTGCTCAGGCCATCGAACCGCCGCCGATCCCTGAGCAGTACCCCATGAGTGCCCCTGAGCGCACCATCACCCAGCCGGTGCTCACGGCGTTCTACCGGCCACCGGCCAAGCAGATCAGGTCGGCTCGATGAGCCGAATGGCTCTGTCGTGACTCACCAGGAGCCGTGTATACTGAGTCAACACAGAACCTCTAGGACAGGATGGAGCACAAGACGAGATGGCAACGATTCTCAGATCGTATGACTGGTCACAGGTCAGCCGAGCCAACAAGCGGGCCAGGAGCCGGAGCTACCCCTGGGATGACTGGTTCGATGGCCGCATCTGGCAGCTAGAGCCGAGGGTGGACTTCGATGGTCCTGCCGTCAGCTTGGAGCGGGTCATCCGGACATCGGCCAACCGTCGCGGTATCAAGGTCCGCATCCGCATCGATGGCGACGTCGTCGTCGTGCAGCGCCATGAGGACGGCGATCCCTTCCGGACGATCACCAAGTCCCCGAGCTTGAAGTCGATCAAGGCGGCGAAGGAGGCCGAGACGAACGGCCACAAGCCCGAGCCGGTCAAGGTCTCGGCCACGAAGAAGGTCGCTCCCGCCACGCCTCGTAAGCGCGTGTTGAAGCGCGTGAGCGTCTAGTACCACCCAGCCTCCCCTAGTAAGAGGGGGCGTGTAGAAGCCAGGAACCCGCAACCGCATTTGACCCGAAGCACCGCCCACCGGACTCACAGAGTCCAGGGCACCGCTGGCAGGCACAACCGGGCGCGTAAGTGTTCCTGGCTTCTTGCGTTGTCAGTGTCAGTGCGTGCTATGGTCCCGTACCAGGTGCAAGGGCTGTCCGATCCCTCCACCAAGGGTCGTGCTCCCCAGCTAAGGACTACCGCCAGTCCGAGACGGCCCTTGCACCTGCAAGAGTGGAGCGTTGAGTCAACAAGATGGGCCGAATGGCCCATGTCAGGGTGGTACCACCGGGTGTATACTGGTCCTTGAACCTGAGGAAACCATCCCCACTGAAAGGGCCAGCACGTGATTACCGACCACCTTCCCGATTGGATGAGCACCTACGTCAGCGAGACCGCTGCGGAGTTGCAAGTCCCGATCGATGCCGTTGCTCTGCTGAGCCTCGGCGCTCTGTCCGCTGCCGTGAACGGCGGCGCCACTTCGCTCCCGGTCGATTCCTGGGCCGAGCCGTGCGTGCTCTACACCGTCGCCCTGCTGGCGTCGGGCGAGGGCAAGTCCCCGGCCTTCACGAAGCTCTTGGAGCCTGTCGTGCGGGCGTTCGAGGAAGTCACTGGCGTGCACCAGGCCACCGATGCCAAGACGCAGACGATCCGCAACCGGGTCAATCGCAAGCACATCAAGAAGGTCGAGAGCGATGCGCTGCGGGCCGTGGCCAAGGGTTCGATGAGCCTGGAAGAGGCCATCGGGGAAATCGCCGCCGCCGAGCGGGCCGTCGCCCTGTTCAACAACACCAACATCCCGCTAAAGGTCGTCACCGACGTGACGCCCGCTGGTCTGCTCGATGCCTTGCAGGACAACAACGGTCGCGTTGTGATCGCCAGCCCGGAGGCCGAGAGCCTGATGAGCTTCCGGGGAGGGTCCAAGGAGGCCATCCTTAAGGGCTTCGATGGCGAGACCATGACACAGGGCCGTCGTGGTACCGGTGAGGTCACCATCGCCCGCCCGACCATCACGGCGATGCTGGCGATGCAGCCAGCCATCCTCGGGTCGCTGGGCGCCGACATGGTCAACCGTGGCGTGATGCCCCGGTTCCTGATCAGCTACCCGGAGTCCATGGTGGGCCACCGTGAGGCTCGCACCGTCCTGGTCTCGCCTGAGGCTGAGGCTGAGTACGAGGCCGAGATGACCAGGATCGTGACCGCCTACAGCGAGCCACGGCCGAAGCTCATCACCTGGGACCCCGCTGCCAAGCGTGAGATCGGCACCTGGCGGGTCGAGATCGAGCCGTTGCTGGCGCCGAACGGTCTCTTGGCGTCCATCGCCGCATGGGGTTCCAAGGTGCGTGGGGCGCACTTCGTTCGCCTGGCGGCGCTCCTGGGGATCGCCAACGGCCGGGACTTCGTCAACGTGGACGATTGCGTCCAGGCCAAGGCCATCCTGCGCTCGCTCATGATCGACGCGAAGCGGGCGTTCGGGGCCATGGGGGCGTCGTTCTCCGACGATGACGTGGTGCACCTGATGAGCATCGTGGAGCGCCTTCCGGAGCGCACGTTTGCCAAGCGCATGATCATGCGCCGGTCCAACAGGCTTAAGACGCCCGACCGGGCGGGCCAGGCTCTCGACAAGGCCGTGGAGGAAGGTCTGCTGACCTACGACGAGGGCACCAAACAGTGGACCTACGTCGAGTAGATCCGAAGGCCCGGGGCAAACGTCCCGGGCCTGCTGCTGTCAGTGTCAGTGCCGGTGCCGACTGGTGTGACACCCACGGCACAGCGGTACCACGTCGTTCTCGTGGCCAGCGTCGTAGCCACGGTGGTGGTGCCACTGATCAGCAGGTTCCCAGCAGTCAACACAAGCGTGTAGCCGGACCGGAGGCCGACTCCGAGCTACACGCTTGTGGATGGCGTTCCGACGCCTGCGTTCTTGCTCGCTACCGGGGCCAGGCTCCTGCTCAGGCCAGTCCTGCCGACCCGTCCAAGAGGGGTCCAGAGGGTGCTCGACTACAGACACGTCCGGAACCTACCCCCAACGGAGCTAGTGGCTTGACCATGGGGTTGGTGAGTCATCCGGGCTCAGGGTCCTCAGAACCTCGTCGCTAGAGACCGGGATGGGCAGTGCCCGAGCCGCCGTTCCAACGCCCTCACCGAACAAACGGGACAGCACCCCACCGTTCGCCTTAGCCTCCATGGAGAACCTGAACGTGGCCGAGTCGTCCAGTATGTCCTTCATCTTCGCCATCATGGAGAAGAGCCTGTCCATCTCGGCCGAGAGCGCTGCGTCAACACCCTGGCCGTCTAGCTGCTCCCCGTACCGGGCGAAGGCCACACGCTGCATCTGCATCTCGATCCCGGCCTGACAGATGGCCTGGATCTGGTCCTTGGTCCGAGCCTCTACGGGGATGTTGAACGCGCACGTCGCATTCAACTGATGGGCGGGGCAGGTCGCTGCTAGATAGCACGTGTTGCACTGCCTGAACGACGTCCCCAAAGTGATGATCGTCTGCATGGTCTCAGTGCGCTGAACACCGTCGCCATCGGTCACCACGCGGTCGTTGTCCACCATCTCCAAGCCGGGGAGGAGGATCTGCGCTCGCCCTCCTCCGGGGCCGGGTTGGTGCCCGGTCGGTTGATCCACGAGAGCAAGCCGCCGCTCGCTCGATCCGGTTCCGTCCTGGTCGCTGTAGACCTCGTTGCTTGACAATGGGACCACCGTTCGGGGCGTGTAGCGCTCCTCCCACTCCTGCCAGGACCGGATCGCCAGCCGCGACGTCTCCACCGGGTCATCCGCCAGCACCTGGCTGTAGTCCACTCCTAGCCGTTCAATGTCAGCCCGGTGCTTGGGCCGAGCCTCGGCCTTGCGGTTCCCGGCGTAGCGGTGCAGCTTGTTCCCCGCCCACACCTGGGTCTCCCCGAAGCGCTGGGCCATGAGCCAGGCATAGCTCACCACCATGTCCAAGCGCTCCACGCCCTTGGTTGCTCCAGTGACGGCGCACAGGATGCTGGCCGTGTACTGGTTCATGATGCGCCGCAGCGTCACAGAGGCCTTCACGGTGTCATCAGTGAGGCCGACGATGGGCCACACGTTCGGCTCGACACCCTCGCTCCAGAACGGTCCAAAGGCCGCTCCAGGCTCGAAGTGCTTGGCCCACGTGATCGGCCCGAGCACCATGTAGGGCTGCTGCTCGATGAACGGCTCAGCCATCTCCCACGTGGTCTCCAAGTCGGCGTAGACGATCCAGAGCGCCCCGTCCGGCAGGTGGCTGTCCACGTCGAAGTTCTTGCTGGCGATCCGGTCCAGGTTGGTGAGGTTGAGCGCGAAGCGCTCGACACCACACTCGATCAACAGGTTCCGGTGGCTGGGCTGCTCAGCGCCTGCAAAGAAGAGCTTGGTCACACAACAGAGGCTACGTCAGCGCCGCAACAGCAGTACCACGACCACGATGACGATGATCAGGATGATGAGACCGCTGCCGATGTACATCAGCCGAGCATGGTTCCCTGGTTGGGGTTGAACGATGAACGACGGCCCCGTACCGAGCGCGTGGACGGCAGCGGCGCTCCAACACGAGGGATCATGTCCTCCCCCGTGCCGGGAAGCACCGGAGTGGATGAGGCCTCGATGATGGGTCCCTGGGGCCTGGGCGTGGGTGCTGGGCCACCAGGACGGGCGGTAGCCGGTCCAAGGGCACCGATGGCCTGGTTGCCGGAGTCCAGAGCGGGCGTACGTGCCGGTCCTAGCTCCGTCATGGGGCCAGCGGGCATCGGGTACCCGGGACCGCTCGTTGAGAAGCCCTGGTAGGCCTGTGGCGCCCCTGCGCCGAGCGCCTTCATGCCCTGGGGCACCTCCAAGGGCGGTAGGCCCTCTTCCTCGCCTCCACGCCGGGAAGCCATGAAGTTGCTGATCCGCCGCCCACCCTCGCGGAGATCCTTACCCACACCGGACCAGTCGCCCGATGAACCGCCCCAGGGCCGCAGGTGGGGCTGCTGCCCGGGCTGCTGTGTGGGGCTGGACACGTGGTGGCCCTGCTTGACCTTGCCGTAGAGCGAGCCAGCGTCGGTGTAGTTGTGTGACGACGACGGGCCGAACCGAGCGCCCGAGAGCACGCTGTGATGCGAACCGCCACCACCCTGGTAGCCGTGGAGCGCCATCGTGTCCATCCCGGCGAACTGCCCGAGCGAAGCCAAGTGCCGAGCCTGAGTCGCCCCCGCCCCGTACCCGTAGCCCCGCATCACCGGGAGTGCCATGGCTAGCCTCCGCTCCGTTGACGCAACATGCGCTGCTTGGCGGCACTGGCGTGACCGTGGGTCGCACCGTGGGAGCCTCGGGTGCCGTGTGAGCCCTGCGAGCCCGACGACGAGAGGTTCGACCCGGCCACCCTCCAACGAGGTCGTGGGTCGGCGCCCGGTGTTGACATACACACCGCCGTCTTCAACGAGCCTCGCGTCAACGCGGGCTTCTCACCCGCACCGCAGATACCACCGCCCCGGACGACCTTGATGCGCTTGCCTCCAACCATCTGGGAGTCATCCTGCTCATCACGCTTGGCCGGGACCATGTCAGGTACTGTACTCCGTGCTCAGAGACGTGCTCACTCTTGCCCTCTTGGTGGTGCTGTTCGCCCTGGTAGGGCTGTGGGTCACCCATGTTGACTGGTCAGGCGTCATCAATGGACCAGCCCCCACCACTACGACTACCGACCTCGTCCACCTGGACGCCGTTCGTCCGGTCATGCTGAGCCTGCTGCAAGGCCACCAGACGCTCCCAGGCTCGTGGTGGACCGTTCGATGGCAGCCAAGCGGGCCGTAGCATGTGATGAGTCAACAGCAGGCTCGACACCCCCATGCTGTACACCTGGCGCACCGCGTCAGGGTCCACGTCCAGGTACAGCCCGACCGGCCAACCGGTTCCAAGGGCTTCTCGGACCTGCGAGACCTTCCAAGAGACATCGGTCAGCACACTGTCGCCCTTGTCCAGCAGAATCTCGTAGCGCACCGTGTTCGAGCGCATGATGCGCTGAGCTTCTTCTCGGGGACTGGTCGTGAGCACAACAGTGCGGAACTCCGTCGCCAGGCCCCGGTACATGGCCAGGTGCCGGTCGATCTTGTTGTCCTCGATCGACAGCACCCCCTCCAAGGCGATCATCAGCGACTCACCCGCCATCAGATGCGCCTCGGTCGTCGGCCCCCTACGGCCTTGCTCCACGCATCACCTGCGTCAGTGCGCTGCGGCGAATGCTTGGGGGCGGGCACCCCTCGGGTCTCACCAGCGATCTCGTGCCCTTGACTCCAAAGGGACGAAGCTACGCCCTGGCGCTGGAACTGCTTTGAGGTGTACACGCCGATGATCTCACCGGTCTTGTGGTGCCAAGACATTGACCCCATGGGTCGGTGACCGGGATCAACGTAGGACCCCTCCCACCTCCGTCGTTCCGATGGGTGCTCCTGCGCCCATGATGAGTCAGCATGCTCAGGCTCCCATGCCTCGATGGTGTGCACCGAGAGACCACCCATCGACTTGGGGTTGGCCGGATGGAACACCGTGGTGAACTGGGTGCCCTTGGTCTGCATCTAGACCTGCCGAAGTCGGTGCACCGGCTCCACAGTGGTACCAGTCGGTCCCGGCCTCCAAGACACGTTGACGTGCGTGCCCCCGGAGTGCTGGGCCACCACCTTGCCCACCTTGCCAGTCTCACCGTGCTCGACCATGGTGCCGGTGGGATGCTCCGGCGCTCCCATGGTGGTCGAGAAGCGCGCCATCACGGCATCGAACTGCTTGGGGTTCAGGTGACCGGCCTTGCCTAGCTCCCGAAGCGGCTTGAGATTCGGCATCACACCACCACCCATGTTGTGCCGTTCCACCACGCGTTGCCATCGGTGAGAGGTACGGCGTTGGTCACTGAGCCCCAGGTCGTGGCCGGACTGGCGGTGATGCCCGTACCCGTGCCGAACTGGGCTTTGGAGGGCACCACACGACCAGCCGGGGTGAACGTGCCGGGGGTACCCATGGTCGCCCCGGTCGGACGATAGGCCGTGTCCGTCCACGTGGGAGCGTTCATCCACCCGCCACCTGTGAACGCCGAGACCATCAGTGCCCGCCTCGTAGCTTCCGGATGGCCTGTTGTTGAGCCAACGCTTCACGCTGACGCTGGCGCTGCTTCACCTTCAAGCCGTCCTCGTCGTAGTCGCCACGCTTCATCCGGATCTGCGGGATCACGTAGCTGTGCACGAACGGGCACAGGTGGCACAGGTACATGCGGTCGTTGGGGGCCATGCCCTTCTGGGACTCGTGGTCTCCAACCATCTTGGACTCGCTGAAGACGTCCATGCACCGGTCCGTGGGCCGGTGGTGCTCGTTGAAGCACGCCATCGCGTCGTCCTTCAACTGGTCCCGCTCGTCGTACATCAAGCCGTGGGAGTCCTTGAGTCCGGTCTGGATCTGCTTGATGATGTCGGTGGCCTCCCACGTGAGCTTGTCGATGAAGGCCAGGTCCCACTTCTCCAAGTCAGGGATGTGGATGTCGTCATGGGCGTGACGGCTGACCCAGTCCTCCAAGGCCGGGTCCCACTTGTGCACCATCGTGGGCATGCCCTTGTCGTCGCGGTAGGTCATGTCAACCTCACGCCCGTCCTCCATCCAGGCAACACGAGCCGGTACCAAAGGCGCGCTGGCGGGGGGATCAGGAAGGCGGGTGAGCGTCCGGCAGATGTGACAGGTAGCTAGGCGAGGCATCAATCCCACTTCTCCAAGGAGCGCACCTTGTCACGATAGGTGGGTGGTGCGTCAACAGCGTCCGGGTGCGAGAACCGCTCCGTATGTGCTACCACACGGTCCCACGGGATCTGACTGCGGGTGCGGGCGTAGGGGTCCACGTTGGACTGGAACCAGTTGTCCCCCTGGTGCACGGCCATCTTGACGATGCGACCCCCGCCGACCACACGGCGGGGCATGTAGCTGTGCGCCGTCGCCGCCTCGACTCCGGCGTTGGTGCCCTCCCAGCCTGGCTCGATGGCACCCCGCTCGTCGGACTGGACGTAGCCCCGGCTCTTGGCCTGTTGGAACTCGTCCTCGCTCATGCCCCGGAACACGTGCGTGACATGCCCCGGCAGCGGCGACTCCTTAGGGCCACTGCCACTGACGCCCACGTCCCTGATCCCCGGCAGCCATGATGACTCACCAAGCTGCTTGATGAGCCGCTGACGCTTGAGTGAGGAGAACGCATGATCAAGGTCACTCGCCTGCATGCGAGTGTTCAACCAGTCGGGCGCGTCAGTGTCAACAGGAGTCGAGTGAGGACCCGACTCGATGCCGGGGAAGTCCCGAAGCTGCGTGCCCTTGGGCTGCATCAGTCATAGCCCTCACGGTTGAGCGTGCGCCCCTCGTTGATGGCGTCGTCGTCCATGTAAGCCCGATAGTTGCCCGCCGCCTTCCGCGCCGCAAAGCTCGCCTCCAAGCGAGCATGGGTGTCTTTGCTGGCCTGGCTCCTGGGATCAGCAGCGGACTCCCGATCGGCCTGGTTGTGTACGAGCACAGAGCCGGGACCGAACGGGGTGCCCAAGTCCGAGGGGCGTCCCACCTTGCGGGCCGGATGGTCAGCCTTGTTCTCGGGGGGAGGTGAACCGTGTCCGGCCATCACTCACTCTGCCCATGCCAAGAGCGCACTGCTCGACGTGGCACTTCCTGCCGAGTGGGGTAGGGAGCCACATCACCAGCCGTGAAGTGCTCCCGAGCCCGTTCACCAGTGAGATCGCCAGCCCCGGCGATCGCCTTCCAATGAGCGACAGAATCCCTCGTCATCGACGCCTGATCAACCTTGCGGCCAGGGTGGTTGGCCTTGTCTGGCGCTGGCGGTGATCCGTGTCCGGCCATCAGTAGCCAGCCGGTTCTTGAACGGGAGGCTGAGCGTTGCCGCCACCCGTGCTGCCGTCACCTGTGTCCCGGCCCACCTGCCGCGCAGAGTTGTTGGCCTGGTCCTCAGGCGGGTCCGATCCGTATCCAGCCATGGCTACCTCCCGGTGTACTTGTCGCGGCCCTCGCTCAGCCGCTGTCCGGCAACCCGGACGGCTGTACGTGCCCGCTTGAGGGTGCGGACGCTCCCACCACGTCCACCGTTCATGGCACCGCCTGCTACATCCCAGGCGAAGCGCGTGCCACGATCACTGAGCTTGGAGCCCGAGCCCACCGGAGGCCGGTACTCCCGCACCGCTCCAAGGTCACTCTGCTCCGTCAACATGCCCGAGTCCCGGTGCACTACACGACTGGTCTCCAAGGCACGGTCGGGGGGAGGAGGCGAGCCATGTCCGGCCATCACTTCTTCTCCTTCTCGTCCTTCGATCCGAAGGCGGGAGCCTGCTTGCCGCCGAACTTGGTACCACCCTTGGACGCCGCCTTCTTCTTCTCCTTGGGGGCAGGCTGCTTGGCCATCAGCCCTCCATCACCCGGGGCGTCGAGCCCTTGTCGGTGAGAGGACGGTCCACGACGTCGCGCCGAGGCAGGTACGCCGAGTACGGCTCGATGGCCTCACCCGCACGGTGGCGCCGAGCGAAGTCGAAGGGGTCCTGCGGTCGGATCTCGGCGTTGAGGTACTGGAAGGGCATCGTGTTGACTGCACGATCCACCCGCCACTCCATCTCCACGATGCCGCCGACGTTCGGAGCGATCTGGATGTAGCTGCTGTCGATGCAGCCCTGGCGGAAGTCATCCGTCATGCTGCGGTCTACTGCGTGGGCCATGACTTCTCCTTCGCCACCTACTAGGGCGCTCCCACCGTACACCCCAGCCTGCCTTCTGGCAGTTCCAACAGGGCTGGAAGATGCCTGTGGTCAGGTCCAACACGGCGCTGTTGAGGCGACACACCATGCAAATGCAGTCGTGAGCCGCCCACGGCCCGCCATCGGTGACGATGACGGGCTCGTGGAGTTGCGGCTCCAGGAAGATCAGGACTTGCTGCGAGGGTCCACGACGGGCGGCTCCCCGGTGACCGGGATCTCGTTGGGGAGGGTGTTGTCGGGGTGCTCCCCGCCGCCACCGGGCTGCGGAGGCTGCTCCGTGGCGTCGGGCGGCACCTGGGCCTTCGACACCGGCTCGTCGGCATTGATGACGATCTCGGTCATCTGGCCCGCCACCACATCGATGGCGATGGACCCGATGAAGTCGCCGGAGCCGTCACGGTTGGTGTCGTTGGTGTAGGTGACGCTGGCCGAGCCGACGACACCGGTCGGGATGGCGAAGCACTCCGTGGGGTTGGCGCTCTTGTTCTGGAGCACCCGGACGATGGCGTTGTCGCTGGACTGCCACACGGCATCGCCTGTGATGTCCACGGGGTTGCCGTAAGCGTCGGTGCCCGACACCGACAGGTGAACCATTTGGTCGGCGGTCAGTTGCAAGGTGATCTCACTTTCTTCGGGTACGGAACCCTGTTCTGTTGATGAATCTGGGAGGGTGAAGCCTGCTGGCTTGAGACCGATGACGAGGTGCCAATGGAGGATGCGGGCCTTGGGATCGGGCTTCGGGATGACCTCTGTGTGAGTCCACACATCCCAGCCGAACGGAGCCTTCCCTTCAACGGGGATCATCGGTAGCGCGTCTGTGATGGTGTCTCCCTCCTTTCAGCCCATGGGATTGACGTTGCCGCTGGCGTTGCGAACAGAGCCGTCCCACATCTGGTCTTCTTCGTAGGCACGACGCATTGTACGCACTTGGGGAGCTACCCAAGACCGACGCTGCGGAGCCCACATCGACGTGTCCAGAATCTCACTGATGGTGGCCGGGTCATGAACGTAGCCGAACTGCGGGGGAAACAACTGCTGTGGTACCGGAGGCCGAGTCTGAAGAATCTGCTCCCGAGGCACCTCGGCCCAACGCATCGCCTCATTGGCAACCAGATCATTCTGACCGTAGCCCGGTCGATCTGCCCAGGGAGCACCACGCTGGCCGTCGTCATACACGATCACCGAGCCCGCTGTCGCCGCCCCGGACATGGGGTCCAGATACTCGTACCCGTCTTCCAGGAAACGAACGGCCATGAGACGACCCTACTCCATCGTTGTGTCATCAGGTGCACTGACACTGACAGGTGTCAGTGTCAGTGGCTCAGGTGTACGGATACGCCTCGGTCGTAGGCGTCTTGATGTGCACGGCGTTATCACCCTTGGACGTGAGCATGACACGACCACCAGGTGCCCTCTTGAACGGCCCCTTGGCCTCGTTGATGTCGGTGTAGTGCAGCACTGGTACGAACTGGTGGCTCCAGGTACCACGGGTCTCATGCTCTGACGCTGAAGCCAGGCGATGGTGCCCGCCCGCGAGCATGCGCTTGCCCTCGGTGCCCTTGACGCCCTCTGCTTGACCGACAGCCTCGCTGAGTCTGATGGGTGACTGAACCCCCTCCTTGCCGATCGACTCGTGCAGAGTGACGCCGGTCTTGGCCTCGATGTGCTTGTAGTTGGGCTCGTCGTTGGAACCAACGCCTGACTGGTCACTGTCGTAGGTCCAACGCGACGACTGGTGGCCGATCATGTGCCGGTTCCTGATCACCTTCGATGGCACACCAATCTGCTGCCCCAACTCAAGATCATCCTCGCTGACGTGACCCTTCGACTCGCTCAGCTTGCGGGCGTACAGCGCCGAGTCCGTCTCCGGTGCGTCGTGATAGGAACCACCACCTTCCGAGCGCTGGACCCAGTGCTCATGCGGCGCACCTCCTGAGTGCGTGCGCCCGAACTCCTTCCGGTGCCCCGCTTCTCCGGTGTAGGGCGACGAGCCCGACCAGGTACGCCGGTCCCCCTGGGTGCCTTCTCTGATGGTGCGGTCGTTATCCAGGGGTTGGTACCCGGCGTGGATCTCGGACGGCGTCATGAACATCTTCAACTGTTCGCCCTTGGATGCAGCGGGAGAGTCAGGCTGGCGGTACTCACCCTTGCGTGACGCCATGCTCGCTGCGGTGTTGGCAGCCAGCCGCTCCGTGGTCTGCTCCGGGGTCTCGAAGTGCCCTCCAAGGGTCTCCCGGTGCACACCAGGCTGCTCCGGACCCTGGTTGGCGCGGGCCTCCTTGTAGTCCTGGTGCTCCTCGAAGGCGGCGGCTGCCTCAGCAGGCCTGCCTCGCTGACCCATGCGACGACGCTGGGACATGAACTGATCGACACCCCGGGCTTGCATCACTGCAACATCAAACCAATGGCGACCAGGCAGAGTCCAGCGTCCACCAGCGCCGGAGTCCAGCCCCAGTACGCCGCTCGTGGCTCAGGACCAGGGTTGCCCCCGAAGATGTGAGCGAGCGCCGCGATACCGAAGAGGATCGCTGCGATCAGAAAGAGAACATCAGCGGTGCCGGTGTTCCCTGATGCGATGTCAGCTAGCAACATGGTTCCTCCTAGTGTCTCTCGTACTTGCGTCCGAGATGGCTGCGCCCCGAAGGGAACACTGCGTCCTGGTGTAGCTGGCTCTTGGCGGTGAGGCTGGTGTTCCCACCCGTCGCCTCGGCGTGAGCTTGAGCACGGTTCCAAGACCCTCGACCTGGTGCTGGCGAGCCCCAGTTGTCCCGGTCATCACTGGGATCGTTGGGGTTGATGGGGAAGATCTTGTCGCCCACTGACCAGGGCATGAGCGACAACTGCTCCGGCGTCCGGCCCTTGGGCTGCGTCACTCGCTCCGTGTTGGTCTGCACCATCGACTTGGGCGTGATCTCCATGGCCGGATCGAACTGCTGTTGACTCAGCGCCACGTCGTGCGGATGCACTGCATAACCCTGGCTGTGCGCCTCGGCTACGTCCTGATGCCAGGCCCGGAGGTTCTGCGAGGGCCGTGGTACCAGCGCACTCTTGCTGCCGGTGTCCTCGAAGGCGTTGGGGTAGGCGACGGGACGGCCAGCGCGCAGGTGCTGGGCGATCTGGGTCACCTCGGGAGCGTCCTTGATACTGGTCGCCATCGCCACGTCGTGCGGGTGGTACGTCAGCCCCGCCTGGGCGATGTTGAGGTTGGAGTCCGACGTGGTCTGCATGGCCGGGGTCTGGGTCATGCGCCGAGCCCAGATGCGCCCACCGCTAGGCATGTCACTCTGAGAAGACTTGTCCGTGGGTGACGTGTTGGCTGACACCTGAAGCAGCCGGTCTGAAGCTGCTGTCTGCGTGCCGACGTGGGCGTACTCCCCCTGCTGCCAGTCGGCACGGTGCGAGGCGTGGAACACGGTGCTGCGGCTCTTGGCCCACTGGTTGAAGGGAAGCTGCCCGGGATGCTCAGCAGCAGGCGCTGCCTGCCCTCCAAGGTCGAAGGAGAGTTGATCAGCCATCAGAACAACGTCCCCTGCTCAGGTTGGGGCTGCTCTGGTGCGGGCCGCGACCCACGGATCATGTTCCGAGCGGTGCTGCGCCCCTGCATCACCTCTTGGTGACTCAACCTCTCAGCCCCGGTGGGGTCGAACCCGACAGGATCGGTGCGGAACTGTGTCTGGTTGGTGATGCTAGGCGCGTCCCCTCCAACGATGCCCCGACTCTGGAGATGCCCCACCAGGGCTGCGCTGTGCTGGGACAGGTCGGTGGAGGGTGTGAGGCTCCGGCCATGCTCTTGAAGGGTCCGGTTCTGTGCGATGCCCAGCATCGTGAGGGTCATCGGCCGAGCTTCCTTGGTACCGATCATGGTGTGCACCGTGGACGAACCCGGCTTGTACTCCGTCCCGAAGAGCCTCTGCTGCCCACCCTCCAACACCGGCTTCATCAGTTCAGACTCAGCGTCGTTCATCCCCCCATGCTGAGCACGCTCCGCTACGTAGTCCTGAGGCAGGTCCGAGACGTGCCAACGACCACTGCCCTGACCACCACCGCTGCTCATGGCGTAGGAGTATTCGTCAGGCTGATGGAGCACGTTCATCGTCTGATGAGCTTGGAAGCCACGCGGGGTCTGATGAACGTAGCTGTAGGTGTCGAGCCCGAGACCCGAGCTAGCTGAGAACTCAGACCGAGCGAACACAGCACGCTGCGACCTGGACCCGAAGCTCCCGAACTGTGAGCCCTTGGGGTTCACGTGCCCCGCTTCTTTCTCGTTGCCGCTGCCTTCTTGGCCATGTCACTCCGGGCCTTCGGTCCCTTCGCCGCCTCGTTGCTGATCGCTGCCGCCTTGCTCTTGTTCGCCTGGGACTCCGGGTTCTTGCCCTGCTCCTTGATGGCCTCGTACTGGTCCGGCTTCTTGATCGAAGGACCAGGGTCTTTCCCTCCGGGCATCAGATTCCTCCTTCTCCGTCTCGGTCCTCTGTTCCATGGACTGGATGTACAACACGAGGAACGCCCCAAGTAGGAGAGCGCCGAGGGTAAGGAGAACGGTGGCCGCACCGAGGTTGCCCTGCGGTCCGATGTCCGCAACCAACCGCACTCCCGCGATGATGCAGACAGCGGCGACCAAGACGAGGGGCCACCTCCCCAGCGCCTTCCACATCAGCCATCAAGCACCCTGATAGAAGTTGTCATCGGTCCAGTCCACCTTGTCACCAGTGGGCTTGGGGCCGACGAGGGTGATGGTGTTCAACTCAGCCTGCTTGCGATGGATGACGTCCGTCCCATCGATGCGAGGCGTGACGTTGTCAGGCTGGAAGCCGATCAGCTTGTTGAGTTCGGGTCCCAGGTAACGCATGAAGTGGATGATGCCTTTGTTGTCAGCGTCCCCGGCGAACCGGGCGTAGGCGTCGTCCACGATGATGAGGGTGTTCACGAGGTCGTTGCCTCCTGGTGTCGGCGTGGGGGTAGGTGCGGGAACATTCCCGGCCTGGATGATGCTGGGTAGCAACGGATAGAGGACGTTGCCCGGGCACGCCGTGGCACCCACGTCCCGGTGTCCGTACCACCCAGGCTGCCCACGAGAGATGGCCCGTGCTAGCACGTCATCGGTGAGCCGTCCGCTGCCGACCATCCACGCCAGCCACGCCTGGAAGACAGCTACAGCCTCAGGTGTCGGCTCGTGGTTGTAAGGAGGGTGGAAGAAGCCGATGAAGCAGATGCCAATAGACGAGCTATTGAACGCCCGTCCCGTCGAGGGATCAGGCGCCACTGCATGGCAACCCCTGGTGTCACCGAAGCCGCCATGGAGCACGCCAGTGGGGTAGACGAGATAGTTGTACTCGATGGCTGCACCGTCACGACCCTCTCCGTAGCTCTCGATCTGGCGGCTGAACGCCTCCTCCTGGCCCGCAGGAGGCTGGTTCGAGGCCGAGTGATGCACGACCAGCTTGGTGCACGGCGTGATCGTGGGACGCCCGTTGGCAGGGTCGTACCGGGAGGCGAAGCGAGCGCCCCAGTCAACCGGAGGGACAACGAAGGCCGGGGCGTCGGGACACCACGTCACTCCTCCTCCTCCTCGGGGCTCACCTGGCCGTACTCGTCCTCGTCGTACACTTCCAAGGGCACTGACACTGACGGGTCGTCACCCTTGTCAGTGTCAGTGCTCTCTTCACGCCGACGCGGTGGCAGTCGTTGACTCATCACATCCTCCCTTGTCCGGCGTACGAGACGCCGACCTGGGCTCGTCCGGTGCTCCACGGTGGAGCCTGTGCCATCAGCGCACCGCGACGATCGGGATTGATGGGGCTCCACGCCACCGTGCGACCACGTGGGATGCCACGAGGACCCACCGTCTGCTGGTCCCACTTCGCGTCGCCCGTCACCTCGGCTCCAAGGCCTGGCGGGGCGAACTTCACCCCTGCTGACTCCATCATGAGCCCAGTCATGGGGCCGAACTCGACGGGCCAGAAGTAGTCCGAACCGTCGATCTTCTCGCCCTTGTGCACACCCCTCGCGTAGGGCCGCTTCTGCGACCGGTCGATGAGGTTCTGCTCCAAGCGATCACGACGCCGGGACTCCAAGGTGCCCAGGTAGCCGTCCGGATACGTGGCCTCCGGCGTAGCCCGCCACGCCGAGCGCTTCTCATCGAGCACGCTGCGGAAGTACGGCTGCGGCCCGCCCATCGTGGGCACGTTGAACGGAGCATCACCAGCAGGGTAGGCCCGTGATTCTTGCCACTGAGAGAAGCTAGGCATCTACCAGCACCTTCCCGCTGGCCCTGTCCGTGATTGTTACGTCATCAAGTGATCCATACTTGCCGCGGGATACTACCTCAGGTGCGGATGATGTAGTTGACCGTGAGGTACGGCTGCACGTTGTCGCCCGAACCTTGGGCACTGATGCCGTGGAGATGGTCCGGCGCTCCCTGACCAGCGTCGGTCCAGCCGCTCACGCTGTGGGCGTGGTCTGCTGACTCAGTTCCAGTAGCAGCACTGACCTCAAAGATGCTGCGAGGTCCAGTGGTCACACCGAGAGTGCCTGCACCACCCTGAGCAAGGAGATTCGTGCTCTGGTTCCCGGCGTTGTGATAGTGCGCGGCGTTCCGGCCCGCGGTGGCGAAGTTGCTGGAGTGCTGATGAGCGAGCGAGCGGTCAGACGCTCCCGTATAGCCACTGTGGTTGTGTGAGGGCATGGTGGCCACGGTGGTACCACCAGCCTGCCCAAGAGCGGCGAAGTACCCGCCGTCCCTACCGACCGGGACCCGTCCGTTCAGGTTCGGGACGTTGAACGTTGTTGAGCCATCACCGGCGCCGTATGCGGTACCACACACTGCGAACAGAGCAGCGTAAGTAGTGCGGCTCCGAGCAGCACCGTCACACATCAGGTAGTTCGTCGGGGCTGTGCTCCCAGCGAAGGCCTGGATCACTCCGGTCGGCTGGTCAGGACCAGGAGGACCCACCGGCCCGCCAGGGTCACCCTTGTCCCCCTTGTCTCCCTTCGCACCACCCACTGGTATGACGGAAGCGAACGAACTCCCCCCACCGAGAGGGATACCCACGGCATTGGCGATGTTCGCCGTGAACGTGAGGTAGTCACCTATCTGCATGTCGAACTGGCCGACAGCAGTCGCTTCCAGGTAGGTGCTCGCTGGACCTCCCGGCCCGACCACCGTCGCGATGGCCTGCTGGGTCCCGGCAGCGTTGTAGTGGATGATGCCCGCTCTGGTGTACTGAACCGCTGCGGTGGACCCGTTCCATGCCACCACCAGAGTCGCCTGGTACCGTCCCTGCGCCTGGGCGACAACCTGCCTGTTGCTACCCGCCAACGTGAACGAAGTGGCACGTGTCGTCGCCCAGTCCAACGTGTATGTCACGTCGGTACCAGGAGCAGCAGGCGTGGTCGCCACTGCACCGAACCAGGAACCACCAACGTTGGTGGCACTACCAGGCAGGCCAGGCGCTCCAGGATCACCCTTCATACTGCTCAGGTCTTCCAGCATGAACCGACTGCCACCATCGGTCCACACCACGCACGTAGTGCTCGACCCGGTTCCTCCTACGCCCAAGGTGTAGATGCCATCGACACTGACGGTGATCTCCCACTCCCAGTTGATGGCGCCGTAGGTCTGCCCCGCCTTGAAGTACGCGTCCAGGCTGGCTGTAACGGTGCCCGGACCGGTGGCTGTTGACATACCAAGGCGCACGTACTGCGCCCAGTCGCCGTTCGTGTGGAAGGCACGGCTGTTGACTGATCCCCGATACCTGACCCCGGCACGCAGGAAGACGTTGCTGATCCGGTACATCTCCGTGCCCGGATACGTCGTGGAGAGAGTGAGACCAGCTATCGAGCCGTAGGCGATACCGATGACGCGAGAGAACTGCTGGGCCTGGGCGCTGCTGAAGATCGACCCCATGTCCACCCAGACCGAGCCGTTCCAGGTCCACAGATGCTGTGAGTCCGAGGCCAACCAGGTGTCATTGATGTTGGCTGTCAACGGAAGGGTGTTGTAGGTAGTAACGGTACCTTTCACATTGATGCTGGCGCCTTGCGGCCCTGACCCAGCCCGCCAGATCGCCATCGCAGGACTAGTCGGATCAGTACCAGTACCTGCTGTGACAGTACCGAGTGTGAAGTTCGACCCGGCCTCGTGATAGAAGGCCAGCGCCACCTGATCGCCCTGGTTCAGACGTAGCTGACCGGAGATGGTGATTGACTCGTAGGCATGCTGCCGATTCGCCATGCTCCGAATCGCTACGACGCCGTTCACTCGAATGGCGAGGAAGGAACCTGCCGGGAAGACAACACCTGACGTACAGATCCACCCAGTGACGTCATACACACCAGTCGCCGGGATCGATATGCGTGTCGAGGTACCGTCAGGGGTGTAGGTGCTACCAAGTGCTACGTCCGTGGTGGGCAGAGCAAGCTCTGTCACCGTCGTGGTGGGGATCACATACGCCGTAGAAGCTCGCCGTCTGAACCCATCGAACGTGCCACCCGGAGGGCCAGGGTCACCCTTGGTGCCGCCTACTGGTGTGATCTCCAACCAACTTGAGGTGACGTTGATGGTGAAGGCAGCGTTCGGGTTGACGAAGATCTGGATGATGTCCCCGACAGCACAGTCGAGGATTGTCTCGCCCGTCGCCACCGTCCACATCCCGTTGGCACCCAGCGGATTGTTCTGCCCTCGCGTCGCCTTGACCGTAGCTGTTGAGTCAAGATGACTTATCTGTGTGGAGATGATGGTTCCCGCACCACCGGAGTACCCACTGATCTGTGCTGCTACCCGGTACTTCCCCGCCTGCGTAACAATGATATTGGTACCACTAGCGTTGAAGGTGAAGCCGTTGTTCTGGATGGTGGGGTACAGCCACCAGATGACGTTCTGCGTGTTGGCAGACATGGCTGGTGTACTGCTGCTCGCCTGGGCGTAGAAGTAGCTCGACTGAGCCTGCACGACACTGGGACCGACGTCACCCTTAGAACCACCGACCGGGATGATCGAGATAGACGTACCCGTAGTACTGATAGTTGCGCCCGCCCCATTCGGCTGCCATGACGCAACGATGTAGTCACCCACAGACATGCTGAACTGCGCTTCATGGCTGGGGCTAGTCCAGCCAGCCGCCGCCATCTGCGTGCCAACAAGATCATGCTGTGCGATCAACGATCCGATCGAGTTGAACTGCTCCAACCGAAGCTGGGCGTAGTTCATCGCGATGGAGTTGTTGACACTGGCCTCCACCTGCACCCGGTACCGGCCAGCCTGACTGGCGGTGACCCGCTGGTTCGACCCCGCCAGGGTGAAGTTGTTGAGGAAGGAGGCGGGTGGGCTGGCAACCGCCCAAGTGATGATGTTCCAGGCCCCCGACGTATTCCCCGCCGACGCCAACGCGAGGTAGGCGTAGCTCGACTGCACCAACGTGACGTCAGGACCCTGCGGTCCCGTCAAACCAGCCGGACCTATCGCTCCCGACTCAGACGTGACAGTGATCTGGCCTCGATTAACGGCGTACGTTCCCGCCGTGACCTGAGTGAGACGTACTTGCACCGTGATCGTACGATCACTCGGGCCGCACGAGACGATGCCAGAGCCAGCGAAGGTGGACCACCCGCTTGCTACGGCGCACGTGCCACCGATCTGCAAGCCCGGGATCGTCGTGTTCGGGGCCTGCATGTCGTAGGACTGAAGATCGGTGGTGCCGTTGAGCGTGCTCGCGGTACCAACCACATCAACGTAGACGTTGTAGTCCGTGAGCGCCTTGCCCGCCCATGTCACAGTGCCGATCACGGTGGCGGTGGTACCAATGGCTGCTGAAGGGACCAATGCCTGCTGCGCGACCAGTGTGGTACCTGATGCCCCACTAGCCGGTGTAGCCCACGTCGTGTCGTAGTCAGTAGCCGAGCCCTTGACCAGCGCCTGACCTACCGTGCCTCCCGGTGGCACAGTGACTCGGCACCACCGCGTGCCGTCCGAAACGTACACACAGTCGTCAGTCGTGTTGTAGTACGTGTCACCGTTCGGACCTACCGGAGGAGCGGTAGCCCAAGGCGCAGCGTTGGTAGGTCCGTACTCTCGGGGCATCAGCCAGCGACCACTACTCGATACCCGGCTCCAAGGTTCGGGTTGTAGCGGATCGTTGCTGTGTTGACAGAGGTGGCATCCCAATCCACCGAGACAGCAGTGAACGGAGTGGCACCATTCAGTACCGTCAACTGGATGTCCCTGGTGTTCAGGTTGTGGGTGACCACCTCAGGGCTGGACGTGCCAGCGAGCGCCGCCGCGAACTTGGTGGCGTACACGGTGGGCGTCACCCACTGCGTGTCGAAGTCCGTAGCCGACTTCTTGGCGAGCACCTGATTGATAGCACCACCTGCTACCACCGCATCGAGCTTGACCCACGGTGACCAGAAGCTCGCCCGCTGGCCTCGATACCAGACGCCTTGACTGGTACCACCCGTTCCCTCGCTCTGCCAGATCTGTGAGCAGTAGGTACCGCCACCGTTAATGGGCTGCGTAACGATCAGCACACCCGAGCTACCGATCGACGTCGGAGGAGCGTTGGTGTTCGGGGTCGAGATGTTGTAGATGCCGGTCTGCGTGAGCGTGTTGAAGTCCACGTTCCCCGGCTGGAGCGGAGGCCCGAGGACACTGTCCCATCCCACTGCATAGTTCGTGGCCGACGTCTTGACGAGCGCCTGGGTGATCGTGCCAGCAGTTGGCAGGATGACCGAAGGGTTGACGTGGATCTCGTCGGCGTTGACGACAATGGTTGAGTCACCAGCGATAACGTTGAGGGTGGCATCAGCCGAGAGCGCACCACCACCGGTCAGACCAGCACCAGCGATGACTTGCCGAGAGGTCGGCACATAACTGGCGAGCGAGGCCACCGAGGCAATCACACTCGTGTTCACGTGTAGCTCATCAGCGTTGACGAGGAGACTGGTGTCCCCGGCGATGACGTTGAGCGTGTTGCCGCTCTGCGTCATACCGGCGCCAGCGGTTACCGTCCCACCGCCTGCGAACTGCGCCCAGAACATGTTGTCGGTGCCCAACACGAAGCCTGGGTTGTTGGTGCAGACCCAGGCCGTGTCGGCGTAGAGCGTGCCTTCCTCCACGAACACCGCGGCACCTGGTATCTCAGTCGAGGAGTTGGCGTCCTGTGCTCGTGCCCACGCTCCCACCGCCGCTACGTAGATGCCGTTCTGAGCAGCGTTGACCCCAGTCCAACCCCGAGACAACACCCGATCACCAGCCGCCAACACCACCCCATCAAGCGTGCTCAACCCGGTCAGGGTGACAGGGGAGCCAGGAGCATCAGTAGCCCGCACCGCTTGCTTCCAAGACAGCCCCGCCACGGCGTTGTCCACGTAGCTCTTGTTGGTGGCGTCACCGACGCTGACCGGGGTAGCAACGTTGGTGATCAACTGGTTCTGCATGTTGAGTGCACCATTCACCGCCAGAGCGTTGAGATGGATAG